TCTGTAGTATTATCATAATATAGATTGTGGAGAGTATGATGTTCAGTGATCGTTATAAAATCTTAGAATTGCTTAACATGCTTTTGGAATTTCATAAGAAGAGTGAAATCAAAGATAGTAATGCTATTCTTTCTGATATACAGAATATTGTAGAAATGATTCATGCTGACATTAATGATGAAGCTTTTGATTATGAAAAATATTATGATGAAATGGTGGTAGCAAATGGCTGAGCTTACAATCAATGTGACCTTCAAAGTCTCTGATGAAGCTTATGAGGCTTTTGAAAATTGTGATTATCAAGGTTTTCTTGAACATGAAATTGCTGATATCATGTTCACTCTTTTTAGAAATGAATGTTATAAAAAAGATGTATCAGCATGGATTATATCCATGGCTAAATCTTTTAATGAACAAGCTGCTAAAGAAGGAATGGTATAATGTCCTGGTCAATTTTTAAAGATACATCTAGTGATAACGTAGATGATTGGCAACCTAATTATGCCGCCTGGTATTATGACTACGATAAGGATACTAATTTTGCTCCCAATCGTATTAAGTTCCTTCACGATGGACCGGTAGAGATCTTCTATAAGTGGTCGGGCCGTGAGTTCTCAAAGGTTGTAGAAGTAAAAGATGGAAAATGGAATGAAGATACAATCTATCAAGATATTCTTGATCTAGTAAAGCAGACTGGTTATTGGGGTGTATATGTAGAAATGTTTACCAAAGATAAGGGTAAGATCTACGCTAACATAGGAAGTTAAAATGAAACGTCAAGATTGGTCTTTTTCTAACTATATTGAAGAGATTGTTCTTATCTCTGAGATAATTGAGATTCCTGGAATGTCTTCTAAGCGCAAGGAACTTATTATGGAAGTATGGGACAAGTTCCCAGAAGAATGTGAACAGCTTGGTCTTACTGATTATAGAGGAAATATGTGATGGAAGATTTTATGAAAGTTATTGGTGGTCTAGTAGTAATTGTTATAGTATTTGCTATTGTTGGATTTGTTAATATATGGGCACTTAATACTTTGTTTCCCGTTCTTAACATTCCTTATACTCTTGAAACATGGTTTGCTTCATTTGTAATTTTTGGCACCTTATCACATATTAAAAAATAGGAAAGACTAATATGCTTACTGAACTCAAAGCTTGCTATTCACCTCAAGACCTGATCTTTATTGTTTCATTGTTTATTCTTACTATTATATCAGTTGCCGCTTTCGTTGTTCTTATGACTCATGCTATAAAAGGGGCTTTTCTAGAAGTTAATGATATTAAGCAACGCCATAAACAGGAGTCATAAATACTCTATAAAGGGGTATTAAATGGCTGCAATACACGAACAACCTGCAAATATTAATTTTTTATCTCCGTTAGGGTTTAGGTTCAAGCTTAAGCGTGCACCTAACCTTAACTTTTTTGTTACTAATGTCAATTTGCCATTAATTACATTAAATACAGTAGAAGTTCCCACCCCTTTTAAATCTATTAATATTCCCGGTAGTAAATTAGAATATGGTGATCTTGATTTAACATTTTTGTTAGATGAAGACATGTCTACTTATTTTGAAATATATAATTGGTTAATTGCAATTGGTTTTCCTGAAAAATTTGAACAATATAAAGGTTTAAAGGAAGCACAAAAGGGTACACCTAATCAGTTGCTTTCAGATGCAACATTAACTATAATGACTAGTGATATGGTGCCTAACATTGAAGTAACATTTGAAGATTTATTTCCAACAGGTATCAATGATATTAATTTTACTACCTCAGATAATGATGTTAATTATATTTCTGCAACAGCATCATTTAAATACAAAATATTTCATGTAAAGAAAGTTTAATTTTTATATTATGAAGCTCGATGAAATTTTGAATATGTGGGCAGAAGACTGCCATGTGGATCGTACTGAGCTGGGTGATGAAGCTTTAAAAATCCCCAAATTACATAGTAAGTATTTAAGGTGTTTTACAGAAGAACGTTTGACTCTTCGAAAATTAGAAGAAGAAAAACGTGAACTGTTAAAAACCAAATATGATTACTATCGTGGTGTGATGCCTGAAGAAGATCTTAAAGCAAATGGATGGGAACCATTTCGATACAATGTATTGAAATCAGATATTCCTATGCATATTGATGCTGATCAAGACATAATCAAAATGAACTTGAAAATAGCTATGCAGCAAGAAAAGGTTGATACACTCGAGTCAATTATCAAGTCGATAAGTAATAGGGGATACCTTATTAAGAGTGCTATCGACTATGAAAAATTTAAAGTGGGTGCGTGATAAATTGCAACTTCAAAAAGTCAATGAAGTTTATTTAAGGGTTTCTACCGAAGCCTCTGTTATGCAAGAACTATCTGATCATCTTACATTTATGGTTCCAGGAGCAAAATTTTCTCCTGCCTTTAAAAATAAATTTTGGGATGGTAAGATAAGATTATTGAACTCTTTAACTGGTCTCACATATGCGGGGCTGGTTAAAGAGATTTCTGAGTTTGCGGCATCGCGTAATTATGATGTAGAAGTTGACCCCGAACTACAACCTGGTGCATTGTTAGATGATAAACAGTTGCAAGAACATATTTCTAATCTTAGTAAAATAGCTCCTCGCGATTATCAAAAACTTGCTTTTAATATTGCTATAACATCTGATAGAGCAATCTTTCTTTCTCCTACAGCTTCTGGTAAATCACTTATCATTTATTTGATTGCTTGTTATTATCTTTCTATTCTTAAAAAGCAGAGAGTACTTGTTGTTGTTCCTACAGTGTCTCTAGTTCTTCAGTTGAAGAAAGACTTTGAAGAGTATGCAGGTCATTCTTTAGATATACATTGTATTACTGCAGGTGTTGATAAAGTTACTACCTCACCAGTTGTTATATCAACATGGCAATCAATTTTTAAAATGCCTAAGGATTGGTTTAAACAATTTGGTTGTGTTATTGGTGATGAAGTTCACCTGTTTAAAGCAACATCTCTCAAATCAATAATGGAAAAACTTATTGACTGTAAATACCGTTATGGACTTACAGGAACATTAGATGGATCACTTACTAATAAGGTAACACTAGAAGGTTTATTTGGACCAGTTAAGCAGCTTACTACATCTGCAGAATTAATGGAACAAGGTCATATTGCTAGCCTAAAGATTAAAGCATTGATACTACAATATGATAAAGATACTAGAAAAGATTGTAAAAAATATAATTATCAAGAAGAAATAGATTTTCTAGTTAGATATGAAAAGAGAAATAAATTTATTCGAAATCTAGCATTATCGTTAGAAGGTAATACATTAGTGCTTTTCCAGTATGTAGAAAAGCATGGTAAAGTTCTCAGTGATATGATGAGAGCAAAAGCACCAGATCGTAAAATATTTTTTGTCCACGGAGGAGTGGAAGGTGATGACAGAGAAAGAATTAGAGGAATTGTCGAAAACGAATCCGATGCCATTATTGTGGCAAGCTATGGTACGTTCTCAACTGGTATTAACATTCGCAACTTACACAGTGTTGTTCTTGCTAGTCCTTCTAAGTCTAGGATTAGAATTCTTCAGTCCATTGGTCGTGGATTAAGAATTGGAGATAATAAAGATGCAATGACTCTTTATGATATTGCTGATGACCTAAGAGTTGGTACACATACTAACTTTACATTACAACATTTTATGGAGAGAATAAATATTTACAACAGTGAAGGTTTTGAATACAAAATCTTCAACACGGAGATTTAAATGAAAATTGTTCTCTTAGCAATAGCCGGAAGTCAACCTCTTGTTGCCAATGTAATTAGTGAAGATGAAGATTTTTTAAATGTTGAACATCCTGTAGCTCTTTTTAGAGACGACTCTCATGTTTATTCTACTCCCTTCATGCCTTTTGCAAAAGCGGGAATGGTAGCTTTTAGCAAAACAAATGTTATTGGTATCGCACCTGTTGAAGATGAAATTAAACAATATTATCTCGAATTGCTTGAATCTTTAAGAGAAAGAAAAATAGAAGTAAAAAAACCTTCTTCAAGCAAAAAAATAGAACCATTAAAGTTCAAAAATTTACATTAATCTGTTGACTTTATTTTAACAATATGCTACATTAGTAGTTATATTGATTAATTAGTATTAGGAATTATCATGGCTGAACCAAAAAATAGCAAACATTATATTGACAATAAAAAATTTTATACAGCCTTGTTACAACATAAAAAAAATGTAGATGAAGCTAAGGCTGCAGGTAAACAAGAACCTCGTATCCCAGCCTATATTGGTGAATGTCTCTACAAGATTGCCACGAGATTATCTCTTAAACCTAATTTTATAAGTTACACTTATAGAGATGAAATGATTTCTGATGGTTTAGAAAACTGTATTAGTTACTTAAATAATTTTAATCCAGAAAAATCAGATAATCCATTTGCCTATTTTACACAAATTATCTGGTATGCTTTTATTAGACGTATTGAAAAAGAAAAGAAACATCTTTATATAAAACAAAAGACATTAGAGAATTTTTACTTTGAAGGTATGTTAGCTGAACAAGGTTTTGATGATGACAATAAACCTGTTAGTGTGAATTTAGATAATGAATATATGAAGGGACTTGTTGAATCATACGATAAGAAACAAGCAGAAAAGCAAAAGAAGAGTAAATCACGCCGCCAAGGAGTGGAGAAGTTTTATGAAGAATGAAAAATTACATTTAATACCACAGGTGATAGTTGATTGTGCACAATCACTTGCTACAACTAAACAAGATAATCTTCGCCTAAATTATATTATTAGATTAGAGGCTATACGCGATTACTGTGACGAAGCTATTCGTAGGCATAATATGGAAGTTAATACTAATATATTTAAACGAGGCCGTGGTAGTAGAAGTGTAGAGGTATCTAAGTGAAGATTGCATTAATAACAGATACACATTGGGGAATCAGAAATGATTCTCCAATTATGCATAACCATATGAAGAAGTTTTTAGATGAAATATTCTTTCCTTACATTGACGGAAATGGTATTACTACTGTTATTCATCTTGGGGATCTTGTTGATCGCCGCAAGTATATTAACTATGTAACAGCCAAACGATTACGTGATGATTTTTTAAATCCATTACAACAACGAAACATTGATACTTTTATCATCGCTGGTAATCATGATACTTATTATAAGAATACAAATTCTATTAATAGTCTAAGAGAACTTGTAGATGGTAAATATAATAACGTTACAATATATGATGAGGTTCCTGGTGAATTAATTCTCAAAGATATATCTTTGACTCCAGGTCCTACAATGGGTGATATCACATATGCAAAATTATTTGTTATGCCATGGATATGTGATACTAATAGAACTCAGACACTTAAAGCAATTGAAGAAACAACAGCACCTATTGCTTTAGGTCATCTTGAATTAGTTGGGTATGAAATGTTTAAAGGACAGGTGAGTGATCATGGTGATGATCCTAAGATCTTTGATAAATTCGATCTCGTACTTTCTGGGCATTATCATACTCGTTCCAGTAGCGGTAATATCCATTATCTGGGGACTCCTTTTCAGTATACATGGAGTGATTATGTGGATACTAAAGGGTTTCATATCCTTGATACATCCACCCGAAGTTTAGAATTTATTCCTAATCCTAATCAAATCTTTCATAAATTTTTCTATGATGACTTAAACAAAAATATGGATGAAGTACTTTTGTTTGATGCTGATATCTATAAAGATTGTTATGTAAAGATTGTTATTAAGAATAAAACAAATCCGTATTGGTTTGATCTTGTTATTGAAAGACTTGAGAAGTCAGGAGCAGCTGACCTACAAGTAGTTGAAGATCATTTTCATTTAGATTTGGAAGCAGATGATGATATTGTCAATGAAGCAGAAGACACAATGAGTATAATTCATAAGTTCATTGACGGCATGAACATTAATATAGATAGAAAAAGAGTTGAAAACATTATTCAAAACCTGTATATTGAAGCTCATGATGTATTATGAAAATCATACACATTAATCGTAACATCATTCAACAAAACGCTAAACATGGTAGGGATGAACCTGTTGTCCGTGTCGAGGAGAATGGTGTAGTTAAGTATTGTATGGAAGTAGATATTAAAGGACCATCTCGTATGGTATATAGTCCTAATAAGCCTAGACCATGTGGTGCCAAGCTCTGGATTGAAACAGATGCTGATGTTGAAATGATAGGTGTAAAAATTTGATATTTTTTAAAAAGATTAGATGGAAGAATTTCCTTTCAACCGGAAATAGTTTTACCGAAATTGATTATAGTAAAAACAATACTACGCTGATTGTTGGTGAGAATGGAGCAGGTAAATCTACTATGCTCGATGCTCTCTCATTTGTTCTCTACAATAAACCTTTCCGTAAAGTAAATAAACCACAATTGCTTAACTCTATTAACAAGAAAGATCTTGTTGTAGAGATTGAGTTTAATATTGGTTCACATATGTATAAGATCGTACGCGGTCTTAAACCAGCTATCTTTGAAGTGTATCAGAATAACAAACTAATTAATCAGGATGCTGAAACAAAAGACTATCAAGAAGTTTTAGAGAAGCAAATATTAAAACTTAACCACAAATCATTTTGTCAAGTGGTAGTACTTGGTTCAGCTTCATTTGTTCCGTTCATGCAACTTACAGCTGCAGCTCGCAGAGAAGTAATTGAAGATCTTCTTGATATACAAATTTTTTCTACTATGAATAGTCTTCTTAAAGATAAAATTAGTTCTAATAATAGTAAGTTGATGGAAGTAGAGTATCAGTATGATCTTACTTCAGAGAAGATTAAAATGCAGAACGAACATATTGTCGCAATGCAAAAAAATAATGATGATCAAATTGAAAAGCTTCGTAAAGAATTGAAACATCAAACTGATCTTATAGAGCTAGAAAAAAATGAAATTGAATCTATCGACAAACAAATTCTATCGCTCAGAGCCACAATTGAAGATCAAGAGCAAGTCAACAAAAAGCAAAAAACATTACAAAGACTCGATATACAATTATCAGATAAAATTTCCAAACTCCAAGCTGACATCGAGTTCTTTACTTCACACGATAGCTGTCCTACATGCAAGCAGGATATTGATAATGCGTTTAAGTGTGAGACTGTTGATGCAAAACAAGCACAAATACAGGAAACCCAGCAAGGTATTGAAAAACTCAAGGAAGAAATTACCACGATACAAGAAAAGATCCAACAGATTGCTGAGGTATCATCTAAAATTTCTTCGTTGAATATTGAGAATATTACAAAGAATAATAATATTAATGGTATGATTACACAATGTAAGAAGATTGCTAGAGAGATGAAAGAACTTCAAGATAAATCTGATGATCTTGTTATGAATGATGATAAGATGAAAGAGTTGGAAGTTTATCTTGGTAGTCTCACTGAACAGAAAACTGATCTACTTAAAGATAAAGATGCCTTAAATATAGCATCAATCATTCTTAAAGATAATGGTATCAAAGCAAGAATCATTAAACAGTATGTACCTGTTATCAATAAATTGATTAATAAGTATTTGGCTGCAATGGACTTCTTTGTTAATTTTGAACTCAATGAAAATTTTGAAGAAACAATCAAATCAAGATTCAGAGATGAATTTAGCTACGCCTCCTTCTCAGAAGGAGAAAAAATGCGAATTAACTTGGCTATACTATTCACTTGGAGAGCTGTTGCTAAGTTACGCAATAGTGCTAGCACTAATCTACTTATTATGGACGAAGTCCTCGATGGTTCGTTGGATAGTAACGGCACTGATGAGTTCCTAAAAATTATTAATACGTTGACTCAAGATACAAATACATTTATTATTAGTCATAAGACAGATCAGATGTATGATAAATTTAGTAATGTATTAAAATTTGAAAAACATAAAAACTTCTCAAGGATAGCAGCATGATAGAAGAAGAAAAGCTAAAAGTTTATAGAGATGGATTTAAAGATGGTTTTGATTTAGGTTACAAGCAAGGTAGGCAAGATGGTAATCTTTTAAATCCGTACGTACCTAAAGATAATAATTGGACAGGATGTCCAGTTTGTGGTAGAACAGGTATTACTGGTGTAGTGTGTAACTTTTATGGCTGCCCTACTAGAGCAACCGCTACTGGCGCAGTAGGCCCAGATTATTTTAACAAGACACCAGTAAGCAGCAATGGTGCAGCGGGGTATTAATTATGAATGATTTTGAAAACAACTACCGTAAATGGCATACTTATATGTCATACATTAAATCAGCAGTTCGCATTGCTGGTTGTGTGACTGTTCTTTGGATAGCACCATTTGCTGAATTAATTAGCTGCATTGCTTTCTCATTTCTGGTAGCTGAACTTATTGGTATTGCGGAGGAATGGGTATGAATATAGAATTACATAATTTATTTCCTACACCAGTAATGGTTGCTGATTTTAAAAGAGATTTTTCTCAAGAAGAGATGGATTTCTTTAAAAAACAAATTGAAGGTGATTTGAAATATAACGGTTCAAAAGGTCATAAGTATAAAAATAAAAATTATATTTCTAACAGTACCACTATTCTAGAAGCTCCTGAAATGGAAAATTTAAAATATGATATTGTTGAAATGTTGTATTTGTTTATTAAACAAATTTATAGACCCGTAAATGATGTGTTACCTTATATTACACAATCGTGGTTGACAATTACTAAAGAAGGTGAATTTCATCATATTCACAATCATCCAAATAGTTTTCTATCAGGTACATTGTATATTGATGCAGATGAAAATTTGGATTCTATAATGTTTTTTAAACCTCATATTTACAATTCACTCAGACTTTATTCAGAAGAAATGAACTCGTATAATAATTCTACTCATACAATCAAAGCCAAAACTGGTAGAATCATTATATTTCCTTCTCATGTAGATCATTATGTTGCTCCTAAAGTTGGCAAAAATTTAAGAACAACACTGACCTTTAATTCATACTTGAAGGGAACTATTGGCACTGAAGATTCTTTAACGTTGTTGACACTATGACAGACGATCATTTAATTAAATACCCAGATCCAATATTAACAACACCCTGCGAGGAATTTAATTTTCAAAATCCTCCAGGAGATCCTTCAGAGTTAGGCGTTGCTTTAATTAGACTTATGAATGATTATAAAGCTGTAGGGTTAGCAGCTAATCAAGTTGGTGTTCCTTTCAGAGTTTTTGTTATGAGAGGGCACCCTGAAAATTTTGTTTGTTTTAATCCTAAAATAGTTTTATATAGTGACGAATTAGAAACGTTAGAGGAAGCTTGTCTTTCATTTCCTGGTGTTAATGTAAAAATAAAAAGAGCAAAGGAAATTAAAACAAGATTTCAGACACCTTCAGGTGAAACAGTTACAATGAATTTTTCTGGATTAACCGCAAGAGTTTTCCAACACGAACTTGATCATTTAAATGGTGTATTATTTTTTAATAGAGCAAACAAATATCATAGAGATAAGGCATTGAAAGGATTTTATAAATGACAGACAATCCTTTATTTGATAACAACCGCGATGGTTTCAGAATAGGTGAATATTTTGTGACATTCCCTCCTGGTGATTTTGTAAAAGAAGATTCTAAGGGAATGTATATTATGGTTGATGTTTATAAAATAGAAAAAGACAATAGAGCAGTCAAAGTTAATACTGCATTGACTCCAGGTCTTGAACAAATGATTAATGATGAATTAAATAAAATGTTATCCAGAGCACTAGAAACGGAAAAAGAAAATGTCAAAGATCAAAGTAGCTGAGTTATTTTATTCCTTACAAGGTGAGGGTCAATATCTTGGAACACCAAGTATTTTTCTTCGCACATTTGGATGTAATTTTATGTGTGCCGGTTTCGGTATGCCTCGTGGACAACTATCAGAAGAACGTATGAACATTGATCCAGATAGTTTTGAAAAATATGAAGATCTACCTTTAGTTCATACTGGTTGTGATTCTTATGCATCTTGGGATCCTCGATTCAAACATCTCTCTCCAATGCTTACTGTAGAAGCAATTGTAGATAAGATGCAAGAGCTTCTTCCTGAAGGTAAATTTGGACCTGATAAACATTTGATTATTACGGGTGGTGAACCGTTACTTGGTTGGCAACGTTCATATATTGCTTTGTTTGAAGAAATTGCAAAACGTGATATGGGATTGACCAATCTCACATTTGAAACAAATGGTACTCAAGAACTTAAAGATGATCTAGCAGAATATATGAGAGAGAGTGAAAACTTTGCTGGTGTAGAAGTTATGTTTTCTATCTCATCCAAACTACCATCATCCGGTGAGAAATGGGAAGAAGCGATCAGACCAGAAATTGTTCAAGGTTATTTTGATAAATTAGAGGGCTTTGATCGTCCTTGGGCTAAAGGATACTTTAAATGGGTAGTATCTGATGCTGATGATTACTATGATGTAGTTCGTGCAGTTAAGGAATATAATAAACTATTAGACGGGTATAACATTCCTGTATATCTAATGCCAGCAGGCGGTACTACAAAAGTATATGATACAAACGAGAAGTGGGTTGCTGATCTTGCTATGAAACATGGTTGGCGTTATACACCACGTCTTCAGGTTCAATTGTGGAAAAATGCCTGGGGAACTTAATGAGTGAATTAAAAATCACCGCCTATCAGGTTCATGAGCAATTTCCACCTCCTGTAACTATAGTTCAAGGTTCACCTACTAGAACATGGATGGATCAAACATTTGAAAAATTTGCTTATAGATGTTTACCTCTAACTATTGCTAACCAACATGGTTGGTCTATCTTTCCTAAGAAGAGGGTTAGATGCGAATGGAACGGTAATGCTGATAAAGAAGCAATTACTATGATTGAGGAAGGTGGAATTGCAACATCTATATTTGGTAGTGGTGTATTAACTTTTCATATACATTACTTATTTAAAACACCACCTGGCTACAACCTATATATTACAGGTGCACCAAATCATTTTATTTCCAATGTATGGCCTCTTTCTGGAATATATGAATCAGATTGGGCTCCTTATTCATTTACAATGAACTGGAGAATATTAAGACCAGGGTTTGTTGAATTTAATACAACAGATCCTATCTGTTATATTTTTCCAGTTGAGAGAAAATTATCTGAATCATTTGAATTAGAACATAAGATGTTATCTGAAAATGATGAGATGAGAACACAATATAAAATTTTTCATGAAAGTAGAACATCTTTTAATAAAAATCCTGATAGAAAAAATGATTGGCAAAAAGAATATTTTCAAGGTAGATATCCTGACGGAGTCAAATGCCCAGTAGATCATCAAACAAAGATTAAACTTACAGGAAGTATAGAAAAATAATGGAAAGAAAAAGTAGTGAAATTATTGAAGATGTAATTTCGTCATTAGAATCTCTTATTGATGCCCTGGATGATGAATGGCATCATAATAATGAAGGAGAATGGCGTAAAGCAGATAATATTAGAAATGTTATTATACCTTCTGCAAAACATAAATTTAAAAAACATCTCGATGAATATATCGATCGTAGAATACACACTTATATGAGGACCTAAAATGCAACCTAGAACCTACAAATATGTAAGCACAAAAGAATATCACAACGCATTTCCAGTTGCATATCGTCAATGGAGAGCTGATAGTCATTGCAATCTAATTCATGGATATGCATTTTCAATGAAATTTTATTTTGGAACTGATGATCTTGATGTTCGTAATTGGGCAGCTGATTATGGTGGATTGAAAGAATTGAAGAAGGTTTTAGAGGATCAATTTGACCATACATTACTTGTAGCACAAGATGATCCAGAAATGGAAACATATAAACTTCTTGAATCGAAAAATTTAGCTAAGCTTACTATTCTTCCAAAATTAGGTTGCGAAAGTTTAGCAGATATGTTATATAAGTATGTTAATGGTGTTTACATACCAGACATGTGGGGACCAGGTGAAGCCGAACGCCTATGGTGTTTCAGAGTTGAAGTTCGTGAAACATTGGCTAATATGGCATACCGTGAAGGTCATAGAGAATGGAATGAGGATTTGTTCGCATGAGTAAAGTGAAAGATATTATTGTAGAGCCAACACAAATTGAAACAGCTGTCAGCTACCAACCTGTTTCAATGAAAATTAAAAGAAAGATAAAAGATGCAAATGCTCGTTTTCATGCCAATGATAACATTAGCAAATTTATGGATGATGGGGATCGTGAGTTACTCATTGACGAGGTAACAGAAAAGTTTGATGGTGTTCTTCGTTCATTGATCATTGATGTTGAAACTGATCCTAATTCAAAGGGAACAGCTAAACGTTTAGCTAAGATGTATATTAATGAATTGATGTATGGCCGGTATCATGATGAACCAGAAGTAACTTCCTTCCCAAATGATGGTTCACATGGAACAAAACCTTATGCAGGTATGTTAGTTGTTCGTGCTGAACTTAAGTCTATGTGTTCTCATCATCACCAGCCTGTTACTGGTACTGCTTATATTGGTGTTATTCCATCAACACATGTTATTGGTCTTAGTAAGTATATTCGTATCGCTCAACATTGTGCTCGTCGTGGAACTCTACAAGAAGAATTGTGTAATGATATTGCAACCTCAATCATGAAAGCTACTAAGTCTGAAAACGTAGCTGTTTATATCGAAGCAAAGCATGGTTGCTGTGAAAATCGTGGTGTCATGGCTTCTAATTCTACGACACAAACAACCGTTGTTCATGGCTTGTTTTATACACAATCTGCACGTGAAGAGTTCTTTAATAATATAAAGATGCAGAAATTTCAATGTAACTAATTGAAATCATTACACTTTTTTTCCGGTTGCTTTTTTTCTGAAAATAACGTATTATATAGTTATTGTTTGGAAGGAGACAACTATGCGTGATTTGACACAATTTGTTAATGCAGTTTGGAATGCTAAGTCTCGAGATGAAAAACAAAGTGCTTTTGAGATTTTGGTAAATGAATCTCATGGCACTAATGAGACCAAAAAATTAAATATCTTGAAATCAAAAACATTATCTGGTATACAATTAGATAAGATTGCTTCCAATTATATGTTGTCAGGTGAAGGATTGAAGGTGAAGTGATATGGCTAGAACAAAAGGTGGCACACTCAATCCTGTTAAAAAAGAAATTTACAATTCTGTATATGAAGAATTTAAATTTCATCGCAAGGTCTATAAATCAACTTCTGATGAAAAGGTCAAAACCTATCATATTAGACAAGTTGAAAGTTCTATAGGTGAAGCAGGTATTAATGGTTACTATTCAAAATTGATTAGTGTTAATGCTTTTAAATCGAAAATAAAAAAATACAAAGGTAAATCAGTTTCTAAGGCTGAAAGTGTATCTTTAGAACATCCAATCACATATCGTAATATTGCAAAGTATCTTCTGAATAAAAATAAAATTCCTACTAAGAAAGAATTTTTTAAATTCTGGCTTGAGAATTTGTTTATTGTTAAAACTACATTAGAAGAAAATATTAGGCTCAAAGAATATCAAAAAGATTTTGATATAATGAAAGATAATTGGGTTGATATGTATAAAAAGGCTAAGATTAAATTGATTGATGATGTCGATTTTAAATCTCATGCAGTTAAAAAAGAATATGGAATCAAGTGATGCAACCGTATAAAATTTATCTTGCTAAGTTGAAACGTTCTACAGCTGTTTCTGGTTTACCTAAAACAGTAATGAAGGTTGGTATTACAGCTTCATCAGATGCTATGAAACGTTTGATGTATACAGGATCAGATGAGGCTAATCCTATTAGTGAAACATTTGATGATATTAAAATCATGCATTCAGTTTGGGCTCCTAATAGAGAAGAAGCAGAACGTATTGAACAATTGATTATGAATACTATAGCTAAAGGTGGTAGATTTCATAATTGGTTTGAACCTAAACAACTCTCCGGCATTACAGAAATGAGAACGTGGAATTATGAAGAGTTTTTACAAATAATTGATCTCATGAATAAAAACGGTATGTCATTTAAAGAAGCAGAACGCGTTGCTGGTAACGGTAATCTCTTGGAGACTTTCTGATGTTAGACAGTGTTCTAATTAATGGTCTTGTTTTTAAGAAAGCTTTTTCTTTTAATAAAGAATTTTTTCATTTAATCAACGAAGAATTGTTTAACTCTGTTGGTGGTGTATATGCCGTTTATGTAAATGATAAATTATTATACATTGGATCTTATAGCAACACACTTCAACAACGTTGGATTAATAAAAGATTAGATAAGTTTGTTCACTTTAAAGCCGACATTCTTAAAGAAATGGTTGACAGCAATTTAGTGTTTGTTTATGCTTTGACAAGAGATTCAATTCGCGAGCAACTATTTGATAGTGAATATATTAATCATGAATCAGTAGAATCAAGACTTGTTGAGGTTTATAATCCTCCTCTCAACATTGTAAAGAAGAATGACAAGAATAAATCTAGTAAATCCTGATCTTCTTACAGCTAGACACCTTGTTGCTGAATATAAAGAACTAACACAAATTATTTTTCCTATGCAAAGAACAGCTAGCAAGGGATCCTTGCATACTGTTAAGATACCAGAAAAGTTTAGTCTTGATGGTGGACATGTAAAGTTCTTTTATGATAAAGGTTATTATCTTGAAAAAAGATTTAGAGACCTTTATGATAATATGAATAGCAGAGGGATCAAAACAGATCCTGAAAATTTTAAAAAAAGATTAGAAAAGATACAGACATCTTTTCCGGGTATATGGTATAATGACTATATTCCTAACGAAGAGGCATATAAGACTGTCATAAAACGCATAAAAGAACGTATATTACAAAAGCCTAATCTATATCCCGATAGGGATTATTTCCTAAACTATTGTAATCATTCAATTTATTACGAGTGGCATTAATTTCAAAAGATTGGTATAATAAATATTATATCAAATGGAGAGACATATGCTTACTTTTGAACAACATCTTATGGAAGATGCTCGTAAGGTTAAGGGGATGGACATCAAGAAAGTTGTTGATGATCCAGAGTGGCAAGGCATTCGTAAGTCTCTAATCGGCAATTGGGTTCACAATCATAAAAAGAATGTCTCAACTCTTCGTTCTTATTTCAATAAGAATAAGAAGAGTCCTTTAGCTGTTCGTCGTGTTCTTAATGTATTGACAGGATCAGTTCATAGAACAGGTAAGACAGCGGGTCAAAAAGAGACAGATGAGCTTCGCAAGGATGTTCGCATTCATTGGCGTAATATGCTTGGTGAACCTTTCGATAAAGAAGATTATCGTTACAAGACAGGAGCTATATGATGGCTGTTAATAAATTTAACATTCACTGGCAGTTGACTAGAGTTCAAGCAAAGAAGATAAAAGAACCTGATGAGAAGATTCATCATGTTCTTGGTTTTCTTAAAAAGAATCCAACTAAAGAGAATCATGGTCGCGTTCTTAATTGGATGAGAATGACTGGTCTTGGTTATAGTGGACCTGTACGTGCTATGTTTAATAAGCATGCCGATCATCTTGCTTCTACTAAAGACAAATATACTGAAAATGAAAAAGCAGATTCAGGTGGTCTTGAGAATGTATCAACAAAAGATCTTGAGGCTGTTCACAAAGATCTCAAGAATCGTAAGTATGGCTTTCAATTTAAATCTACACCAAAGACTCATACTGAATATGTAAACAAGCTTGGTTCAGAGTTAGAAGGTAGAAAGAATAAGTAATGGTTTACGTTCCTCTTGTAAGCTCTGGTGGACAAGTTCTTAAAGATATTAAGCTCAAAGCTCCAGCTGGATCTTTTGTTTATGATGGTAATGATAAGATTGAACATGATAAGCCTACCTCTTATACAGTTACCGGTAATAAAAGAATTGGAATCAATAGGTATAAAATCAATCTGAAAAGACATTCAGACGGAAAAGAATTTCATACATATAATTATAATATTCGTAAGAAATGGGATATTGTTGGCGATTGGCATTCACCCGAAAAGATTGCTAAGATGTTTGGCAGAAGTAAGGTAGATCCTGATGCTAATAAACCTAGATCAGAAAGAGCATCTTTTTGGAATATGAAATCCAAACCAGGTACTCATAACTACGCACAAAAACAAAGACTTGGTTCACTTAAAAATGCAATTGAGAAAAATAAAATGAAAACATTTAAAGAACATTTAGAAGAAGAAATCCTCAATGAGGGTCCAAAAGATGCAGCTGGTAAAGATGTATTCGTAAAGAAGATTGCAAAGTCAGCTGGTGTAGATTATAAAGCAGCTGGTGCAATTGCAGCCGCAGCTGGTCGTAAACGTCTCGGTAAAGCAGAGTTTCAAAAGCGAGTAGAAGCCGGCCAAAAGGCAGCAGCAAAGGCTCGTGCAAAAGGTGAAAAATATAAAGGTTGATTTAATTATCAACCTTCATTATATTTAATCATTGATACTTTATTATGGAATTGTGAATGAAAAAATTAGTTGCCCACGAAACACCTCTATCTCTTATGAAGTCAGAAGATCATTTTAAGATCAATGACTATACCTATGTGTTGTTACATAAACTCATAGAAGATCCTGAATATTATAATGCAGTAGTAGACATCATGAATACCGGTGCCTTTAATGGTACCTCACACGCTGTTTATCTTGATAATAGTTGTTTTGAATTAGGAGCATCATTAAGTAATGAAATGCTCTATGCATGGTGTCAGAAGATCACACCTGCTGTTGTAATTCTTCCTGATACTCTTGGTAATAAGAAAGCAACATTAGATCAAACATTTGAATTTCTAAAATCTTATCCTGAGACTGCTCATTATGGTATGGCAGTCATTCAAGGATCATCTCCAGAAGAGATGATTGAATGTTACCAAGAATTTAGAGATTTTAGAATTAAATCAGGTTTATTTCCAAATACTCCAGAAGGTGTTGATCAAATTTATATGATTGGCATTCCCTTCGTATATTCTTGGGCCGAGAAAGATCCTATTGTTCAGGCAAATGAAAGAATTAAACTACTTCGTCGTATGCATGAATCTAGAGTAATTGATAAGAATCGTAAGCACCATCTACTTGGAACATGGTGGGCTGGCGAATTTGCTTACTACAAAGAATATGATTGGGTCTATTCTGTTGACACTTCCAATCCTGTTATGGCAGCTATTGATGGTAACAAATATTCAACAGCTGGTGTCATCGGTAAACCTAATGCAACATTTGATAAAGTTTATCACATGAAAAAGAGTGATATAGATATGGAATTGCTATATCATAATGTTAATATGTTTAAGGAAATTTTAAATGGAAGACAAGATTAATCCTAATCATTATAAAGGTGTAGGAAAATTACAAGCCATTGATGTCATTGAAATCTTTGGGTTGAATTTTTCTAGAGGTAATGCAGTAAAGTATATTCTTAGAGCTGGTAAGAAGGCTGAACAAGGATATGACGCTCTTAGTAAAGAGATTGAAGATCTTGAAAAGGCAAAGTGGTATATTGAAAGAGAAGTTGATCGGATTAGATTGATGCGCGATCAAACTACCAAATCGTGAGGTTACGATGGCATTGAAATTAAATGGACCAGGTGCAGTAATTACAGCTGCACAACAAAAATCAGATACTCCTCCGCAACCTGATCCTCAGATAGTACAACAACCTGTACACAGAGAATTGGGTCGCAAGAAGGAAGCAGTCAATCATCCTGCTCATTATGGTGGCAAAGATAATCCTTTTGAGGTTATTAAAGTTATAAGAGCCTGGGATCTAAGTTTTTCTCTTGGTAATGTAGTTAAGTATGTTGCGCGAGCTGGTAAAAAAGATCCTACAAAACGTTTAGAAGATTTACATAAAGCTATGTGGTATTTACAGGAAGAAATTGCAAATGAATATGAACGAAGCTCTAAGTAAGTTACCTGATACAGAACATAATGTAGTATCTGTTCTTTCTGGTGGTCTTGATTCAACAATTATGACTTACATTCTTGTTGCTAAGTATGGTAAAGAACGCGTTTATGCTCTTTCATATAATTATGGACAAAAACAAATAAAAGAACTTGAGATGGCTGCTAAGACGTGTCAACATCTTGGTATTGCTCATAAAGTATTGGATCTTGGAATTCTTGGTGATATTGTAAAGGATGTTAGTGCTAACATTGGTGGTACTGACGTGGCTATGCCAACCATCAAAGATGTTCTTGGAGATCCACAACCTAAAACTTATGTACCATTCCGCAATATGATTCTCAATGCATTAGCATTTTCATTTGCTGAATCAAATAAAGCTTCTCATGTCTTTACTGGTCTTCAAGTTCATGATGAGTATGGATATTGGGATACATCTCAACGTTTTGTTGATGCTATGAATGCTGTAGCTGATCAAAATCGTACTCATAAAGTTAAACTAGAAGCACCTTTTAGTTTGCTGTCAAAGTATGATGAGATTATGATTGCAATGGAATTAGGTAATGTTCGTTTTGATTATACGCTTACATGTTATAATCCAGATGAAAATGGTCATTCTTGTGGAAAATGTCCTTCATGCTCTGAACGAATTGCCAATTTTATTAAAGCAAGAGTGAAAGATCCAATTCCTTATAACCCTCCTATTGATTGGGATAAATTTTTACCTGTAACGGTTTATGATCTCTGATGTGTAGTATTTTTGGTTCTTTTAGCAAAGATAAGTTAGTAGAGTTAGCTGAACTTAATCGTTATAGAGGTCAGCACTCATTTTCTTATAGTTACTATTATCCCGATACCAACGATATTACCGTCACGAAGGGTCTAGGTGAAATACCTTTGGATCAAATTAAGATACCGGAAGGTGCATATTGTATTGCGCATATGCAAGCACCTACTACAGATAATAAAACTATTGAATCTGTACATCCTGCATATACACAAGGTGCATGGTTATGGCATAATGGTATTATTAAAGATCATTGGGTTAAGAACGCAATGAAAGAATATAATATTGACAACTCATGGGATACTTTTTTGATCTTGCATAAATATCTTAGTACCGGTAATCTAGATGATATTGATGGTACCTTCTCTTGTGTATATTTTGGTAATGGTAGTTTGCAATTATTTCGTAATGAGATCTCTCCTCTCTTTATAGACGCAGATCATAACATCTCTTCAACTAAGTTTGAAGGATCGTTATCTCTTGAACCTAATACTATATGGGAGTTTCTACTAGGTTCAGGTATACACAAAATTGGCAAATTTAATACAGTTGAAAACCCTTATTTTTTTATGGATGAAGTGAAATGATGATTCATGTTGCAGCACAAGATACACAATCAACCCTTACAAATCTTAAAGATGAAGATATTCAACCTAATGCTGTTGATCTTCGGGTAGGTAAGATTTTTCAAATGAATGAAGGTGCTTTTGTTATTGGTGAAGAAGATGGAAAAGAAGTAAAGATTCATCGAGGATCCCATGAAGTACCTACAGATGGTCAAGGTTATTGGAATCTTCCACCAGGCACATATGAAATTGTTATGGAGAACATAATCAATGTTGGAGCTGATGAAGCTGGATGGGTCATCACTAGATCTACTCTTAATCGTAACGGTCTTTATATCACTAGTGGTTTATATGATTCCGGTTATAATGGTGTTATGGCTGGCGCGTTACATGTCAAATCTTTTGCAAGAATCAAAAAAGGAACAAGAGTCGGACAGTTCCTCCTCTTCAAGTCACAATCACTAAAGAAGTATGATGGTGATTATGGTATTGGTAAAGCACATGATCAAAAGTATACTTAATTATCTTAGGTGGTCAAATATTGTAATAATGTTTATATTTAATCCGGTAAACTGGAATATAGACTTTGAATATAATGGACCCAATGATTTTTTGGATAGTTTTAACCCTAAAATGCATTTGATAATTATTAAGTTATTAATGTTTAAAATAGAATTCATCATTGATGATGGTTCGTGGTAATAAGGAAATATAAAATGGAAATTAAAATTGATTTAGAGTCACTTAGACAACGCAAGTTGTTTGTTGCTACTCCAATGTATGGTGGTATGGCAGGAGGTATGTATACACGTTCTCTCTGCGATTTGACTGCTATGTGTGTAAAATATAATATAGAACTTAGGTCCTATTTTCTTTTCAATGAATCATTAATTACACGTGCACGTAATTATTGTGTTGATGAATTTCTTCGTTCAGAAGCTGATCATCTTTTGTTTATTGATTCGGATATTGGATTTAATCCTCAAGATGTTATTGCTATGATGGCACTACAAACACCTGAATCTGAATATGATGTTATTGCAGCTCCATATCCTAAGAAATGCATTACATGGGAAAAGATTTATCAAGCAGTTAACAAAGGTGTTGCAGATCAAAATGCAAATGTACTTGAAGATTTTGTTGGTGACTTTGTTTTCAATCCTTACATGGCACCAGGTGAAAATTCAAAATCTATTCGTCTTGATGAGCCAGCTGAAGTCCTAGAAACAGGCACAGGTTTTATGATGGTTCGTCGTAATACTTTCAAAAAATACCTTGAAGCATATCCTGAAATTATGTATAAACCAGATCATGTTCGCACAGAAGCATTTGATGGTTCACGTAAGATCGGTATGTATTTTCAAGCTGAAGTAGATAGACATAATCCTACTAAGACATATGAAAATCTACTTAAGAAGATTTCATCAGGTGAAGTTGTTACTTCAGAAGAAGCATCTACAGCTCTTGCTGAAGCAGAAAAGAAAATTAATTCATCAACTGATCGTTATCTTTCTGAAGATTATCTTTTCTGCCAGAATGTTCGCAAAGCTGGTATGAAGGTTTGGTTGTGTCCTTGGATGCATCTCCAACACACCGGTACATATGTGTTTGGAGGTAAACTTCCTGCATTGGCTTCTATTGGTGCTTCAGCAACTGCCGATGCAGAACTTATTAGAAAAATGAGATCAGGTGAAGCTTCAGCAACTGCTGCTAAGCCTGTATCACCAGTGATTGCAAATGATCCTAATCTGATTAAGAAGTTTAAAAAAGTAGCACTCTAAAGGATTTTTTATATTATGAAACTTAGTGAAAATACAACTAATATATTGAAGAATTTTTCTACCATTAATCCTTCTTTGTTGGTCCATCCTGGTAATATCATTACTACAATGTCACCAACAAAGAGCATTTATGCAAAGGCAATGGTAGAAGAAAATTTTCCTACACAATTTGCAATTTATGAACTTAATAAGTTCTTAGGTATTACATCTTTGTTTAAAGAACCTGAATTGGATTTTGGTGATAGACAAGTAAAGATCGTTTCAGGTCGTCAGTCAGTAAACTATACATACGCCGACCCTTCAATGATCGTTGCACCAGATCCAAATAAGGATATTAATTTTCCAGCAGCTGATGTTGAGTTCTCCATTTCTCAAGAAGAGCTACAGAAGGTCGTAAGAGCTTCTGGTGTTCTCCAGTTGCCGGAAATTGCAGTGACAGGTGATAACCACCACATCACCGTCACTGCTACCAATTCTAAAAATCCAACCACTGACGTGTTTGCTGTTGAGGTTGGTGAAACGGATAAATCATTCAGCATGATTTTCAAATTAGAAAATATTATTAAGTTGATTTCAGGCAACTATGATGTTAAGATATCATCTCGTGGTTTGTCAAAGTGGTCAACTGGTAATGTCATGTACTATGTTGCCACTGAAGCATCTAGCTCATTTGGTGGTTAATTATGGATGAATTTCTCTGGGTCGAAAAGTATCGACCGAAGACAATTAATGATTGTATACTTCCTGAAGGTCTCAAGCAGACCTTCAGCTCTTTTATAGATAGTGGAAACATACCTAATCTGTTATTGACAGGTTCTGCTGGTGTTGGTAAGACAACAGTAGCAAAGGCTATGTTAGAACAGATTGGTGCTGACTACATTGTAATCAATGGATCTATGAATGGTAATATTGACACACTCCGAAACGACATCCAACAATTTGCTTCCTCAGTATCTTTTAGTGGGGGAAGAAAGTATGTCATCCTCGACGAAGCCGATTACCTTAACGCCAACTCTACACAGCCAGCTCTACGCAATTTCATGGAAGAGTTCTCACGGAACTGCGGCTTCATACTCACGTGTAACTTCAAGCACCGCATCATTGAACCATTACACTCACGATGCTCCGTGGTTGACTTCAAAATTTCCAAAGACGATCTACCTAGACTTGCTGTACAATTCTTTAAAAGAACAGTGGGAATACTTTCTAAAGAAGAGGTAGAATATGATAAAGCTGTTGTTGCTGAGCTTATTAATAAGCATGTGCCTGATTGGCGTCGTGTCCTTAATGAACTACAAAGATACTCAGTAAACGGTAAGATTGATTCAGGTATCTTTGTTAACTTAGCAGATGAGAACCTTAAGACTCTCATCGGCTATATCAAAGCAAAGAACTTTGGGGAGATGCGTAAATGGATAGGTGAAAACTCCGATACGGATTCTACACAATTGTTTAGGAAGTTCTATGATCAAGCTTATAATTATGTTAAACCAGCTAGTATTCCAGAGCTTGTTGTATTGATTGCAAAGTATCAATATCAAGCTGCTTTTGTGGCCGATCCTGAAATCAATCTTGCTGCTTTTTTAACAGAAGTCATGGTATCTTTGGAGTTTCTATGAACCCTTTTGATTATGTAAATGCTATTAATATCAATAAACAGGATTTGATCAGAAATAGTGAAAATCCTACTTTAGCTGAAAAAGATTACAGCCCGTTCCTAGTGAATCGGGCTCTTTCTTATTTTGTTGATACTGTTCTCTATGCCAATGAGATAAATCGCGCAAACCACATAGATTCTATAATGCAAAATGATTATTACCTAAATAGTATACGGGTTTCTAAGAGATTTTCAAAATGGGCTAAGCCTATTGAGAGCTCTGATATAGAAATTATTAAAGAATATTATAAGGTAAACAACAAGAGGGCTCTTGAAATTAGCAGTGTGCTGACTAGGGAGCAGATTGACCATATAAAAATAAGAATAATAAAAGGTGGTAATAATCATGTTCAACATAAATCAGCTGGTGGAAGTGAGACTTAGAAATGCTGAGGACTTCCTTAAGGTTAGAGAAACATTATCAAGAATTGGCCTAGCTTCTAAGAAAGAAAATACTTTATATCAATCCTGTCATATTTTACACAAACAGGGCAAATATTATATTGTCCATTTTAAAGAATTGTTCTTGTTAGACGGTAAAGAATCTTCATTGATTGAAGGTGATGTAGCTCGAAGAAATAGAATTATACATCTTCTTGATGAGTGGGAATTGATAGAAATAGTAGATTATAAAAAAGTAGAAGATCCTATTGCCCCTCTAAATCAAATAAAAATAATTCCATTTAAAGAAAAAAATCAGTGGAATTTAGTGACCAAATATACAATAGGTTCCAAATACTAAGTCATTGAAATCATTAGATTTTTTAACCCATTGAAATCATTAGGTTTTTTTAAAAATTAACCCATTGAAAACATTAGATAATTTTTCTGTTGATTTTTTATTAAAAAAATGATATTATATTAATATGATGAAGAAAGCAATCAAGAACATATACGCAAAAGAACTTGCAGAACGCAAGTATCAGCCGCGCATTATTAGATCACGTAAGGGCAAGGGTTCTTACGATCGTAAACGTTTGGAGAAACGTCATGCGTAAGTTTATTTTAGGATTAGTTGCATCTGCAGCATTGATTACATCAGCACAAGCTGATGGATGGAACCATCGTCATGGTCAGGGATTTGCAGGTGTTCCTCCTCGCCATCATCATGGTGGTGGAGATGCAGGTGCTGCTTTATTTGGAGGCCTTGTTGGTGGATTGATCATTGGTGGAATGATTAATAACATGAATCAACCTAGATATTATGGTAATACCTATTATCAGGAATATTATGAACCAACATGTCGTCAAGTAATCGTTAACCGTTATTGGGATGGTTGGCGTTGGGTAGGCCGAGTTGCGACAATTTGTGATTAATTGTTGATTTTATTAAAAGACTATCCTATTATAATTAAGTAAGTGCAATTTAAAATGGAGAGGTGAAATGGCACATGAGATTGAGACGATGGCTTATGCAGGTGAAGTGCCTTGGCATGGGCTTGGAATACAAGTTATTGATGATCTGACCCCTGCACAGATGCTTGATAAAGCAGGATTGAATTGGACTGTTGATAAAATTCCAACATACATTGATTATAATGATCAAAAGATCCCAACAGAAGATTCGGCTCTTGTTCGTTCTTCAGATGGAAAGATTCTTTCTGTAGTTTCTGGAGAATGGAATCCAGTTCAGAATCATGAAGCTTTTGAATTCTTCCATGATTTTGTTATGCAAGGTAATATGAAGATGCATACAGCCGGTTCCATCCGTGAAGGTAAGAATGTTTGGGCTCTTGCAAAAGTAAATGAGTCTTTTGAGATTCTTGGTGGAGACAAAGTTGACAGCTATCTTCTCTTTTCTAATCCTCACGAGTATGGCAAGTGTATTGATATTAGGTTTACTCCGATTCGTGTGGTATGTAATAACACACTTACCTTGGCTCTGGGTTCTACTAGCGATATGGTTGTACGTCTCAATCACCGTAGGGTTTTCGACGCTGATATGGTTAAACGCACACTCGGCATTGCCCATAATAAAATGACGACCTATAAAGAAGCTGCAGAGTTTCTTTCTACAAAACGTTATAATGAAGATTCACTGCATAACTATTTGAATGAAATCTTCCCTTCCCTTTCTAAGTCAAATAAAGAAGTGATGTCACGACCAGCTGAGCAAATTCTTTCAGTTGTTGAGACACAGCCTGGTGCTGACTTTGCACCTGGTTCATGGTGGAATGCTTTTAATGCAGTGACCTTTACCACGGATCATCTTCTTGGTCATACCAATGAATCTCGTTTGCAGTCTGCCTGGTATGGTCAAAACCGTCAACGTAAAGTAACAGCTTTGAATAAGGCAATTGAATATGCGGAGGCGGCGTAAGCCGTCTCCACTACTAACAAGAGAGTATTGTTCATGAGTGAAGATAATTTTAAAGTAAAAGTTACAATGAAAGTAGAATCATCTGGCCATCATGATTCTAATTTTCCTGATAAAGTTGGGATTCTTGAATTTGATGCGACAGACGTTCATTACGAAGTAGTATTAGATCAATTCAAAACATTCTTGACAATGATGGATTATGTTATTGACCCATTTGATAATCTTAAATTGGTCAAAGAAAATGGTTGATGATCCAGATAATGATCTTAAATCAGCATATGCAGATACACTTGTTTTCATTAACGAGATGTTGAATAATTATGATGCAATTGTTGTTGGGGCAGCAATGCTTTCTCTGACATTATCATTATACAAAACAGTATTACCTGAATCTGATTTTGATTTAATGATTGATGCTGTAGCAGAGTCTAAAGATAGTGTTAGCCCCTTTATGCCCCCTAAGGAGATGATGCAATGAGTAATGGACCAAATAAAGATGAAGTGATGCAGTATATTAACCGCATCGAAAAACTTGAAGAAGAAAAGAAAGCTACCTCAGAAGACATTAAGAGTGTCTATCTAGAAGTAAAGTCAACAGGATATGATCCCAAGATTATTCGTAAGTTGGTTTCAATTCGTCGTAGGACTAAAGAAGAACGTCAAGAAGAAGAAGCACTTCTTGAACTCTATATGTCAGCAATTGGAATGGAATAATGAACAAACGCAGACTCTTAACTAATCGTGAAGGTCCTCCTGGGTCTATGACTCAGTATCTTGTTGATGTACTAATTCGCATTAAACAAGAGTCAAATGATGATTTTGTCCGAGCAATGGCACATCAGGCTATCTTGAAAGTTAATGAAGGTAATCCGCTTGAAGATGCTGTATATACAATAGCATCAAAAGAATTATTAGTTGAGTCTGAATTGTATCTTATGTTGGCTAAACAAGCTGTTGCTGATGCTGAAAGGATTCTTGGTGATGGGAACGGTTCTAGAGTTTAAAAAGAATAATGTAACAAAACCAGTAATTTCTATTCCTGCATCATTCTGGGATAGATTTAAAGACATTCTTCGTATGTACTATTCGGAGAATGATGTGCATCTAATTGTTGCAGCAATTATGGATAAAGATTGTTACGAACGTACTAATGATGATATTCGTAAAGCAGCTGACATTTATTACAAATTTGCACCGGCAAAATGACTTGGCTTATTGTATTTCTTATGTTTTGTAGTTTCGGTCTTGGCGTATGTTGGAACATTATTTGGACTAACATGAAAGCTTTAGATGAAATGGTGAAACGTCATAAACAAGAAGAAGAAATGTTCATTGCAAAATTTAAACAAGGACTAGATAATATAACTAAAGATCATGTTGAAAATCAAAGTAAAAACATTGACAAACTTAAAGCTTCTATAAAAAAATAAGAGTTGATTTTTTTCTCATAATATCTTATTATTATAATATGAAGAAAGGAAAGAACATGACAAAAGAAACAAAAATTGAAATTGCATTGTACTTGTTGCAGTTTTTTACTGGTATGATTTTCGGTATTATATTAGCAGAGATGGTCACTAGGTGATTTATGAATAATAAAGTATTTGTATTTGATATCGACGGTACTTTGAGTGATCTTGAACACCGTCTACCTTACATCCGCAAATCACCAAAAGATTGGACAACTTTTAAAGCTCTGATTCCTTTTGATAAACCTCATGAAGATATCATCTGGCTTACACAGTGTTTTAAAAGTTATGGTTCTGTGATTCTCTGCTCAGCACGAGATGAAACAAATCGTAAAGAAACTATTGATTGGCTTGCTTTTCATAATGTATATTATGATGATCTTTTTATGAGAAAAGCAAATGATTATCGCGATGATGGATTAATTAAAAAAGAATTGCTTGAACAAATCAAAACTGAATGGGGAAACCCTTTTATGTGGTTTGATGATCGTAGTAGAGTAGTTGATTCAATTCGTGATGAAGGTATTAGAGTTCTTCAGGTTGCCCCTGGTAATTTTTAATAGGAGTTATAATGGCACATCCTCATAAAAATAGACCTCGTAAAGGTCGTCGTAAAGTAGGTTCAAAGAAACGCAAAGCTCGTAATAATCGCAAGAAGAAGTAATGCAAGATTCAGAACCCTTTCCCCTAATCAGTGACACTATTAAAAGTCTCAGAATCAAATTAGCTGAAGCTGAATGGGAAAAGGATGAAGAGAATGCTAAAAAATTACGTGAAGAAATTACCGAATGGCTATATACAATATCATTAGGTGAAAAATATCACGTTCCTTTTTAGGACGGGTAGCTTAAAGGTGAAGCCGGCCGCTCATAACGGTCATAGTGTAGGTTCGAGTCCTACCCTGTCCACCATAAAATAAAATTAGCCATCGAGAAATCGGTGGCTTTTTTTATTGATTCATGATAATATATAATATACGCAACAAGAGGAGGCTTCAATGTCGGTTTATCCAGGTCAGTATAAGTACATCGTGGAATTTGAAAAGACTCTATCTAAAGGTGTTTTAAATGGTCTTACAGTTATAGATAAGATTCACTTTACTACCGAAAAAGAAGCCAAGTCTTGGATTGATGCAGTCTCTAAGTTAAATAGAGATGGTAAGTATTCAAACTTTAAAGTGAGGGCCGCGTGATGAGGTTTTTACATATTTGGACTATTGTAATTTTAGTTAGCGTTGTAGTTGCTGCAATTGCTAGCGTTATCGAAGGCAACTGGGGTGAGCTGGGTATGTGCATTACAGCTTTCGGTGGCTGGATGATTGTAGCAAAATATGAACAGATGGAAAGAAAAGCAAATGAAACTATTTCTGGTTGATGCTGTTTCTTCTTATCGCACATCATATGTTGTTCGTTGTAAGAACGAAGAAGATGCTAAAGATGCAGTAACTATGGAGGAAGCAAAAGAGTTTAGCCAAGAATGGCTTGGTGAGACTATTTCTCGTGTTACTGAGATTACAGAAGATGATTATCTAGTTCTTTTTGATAAAGAGAATGATTATCTAAAAGAATGGGATATTGAGAAAAAGAAATCCCTGATTTCCACCGTCAATTATATCGTTGCATCTGACGAAGAAAAACCAGGGATTGATATGATGTCCAGACCAGGTAATCTCTGATTACTTGCTCATATAGGCATTAGCACCAAAGAATGTAGCAACAACACCAGCTTGTGCAATATAGAACATCTGAAGAAGATTATCTAATGCAGTAAGCCTTTCGTTTGTTACAAATGGTAAGAATAAGAAGAATGTAAAGAGGACCATACTTCCCATGGCTACCCATGCCATCATGCGAAGTTGGTCTTCTTTTTTGTCTTTATTCTCAGCTTCCATCATATGCTCGGCTTTTGACATTTCTTCATCAGTAACCATACCGTCACCATCAACATCAAACTGATTATATTTTGAACCTTTTTCTAATGTCTTGGTGGCCATTGTTATGCTCCGTTATCGCTGTTACCGTAGAAGAATCCAATGATGGTAGCAACAGCTGTACCAAGCAAGAATCCAAGAATAATGTTAGCGAAATCTCTTCCGCCTTCTGGTAGGTGTATAAATGTTACACAGAAAAAATATACTGTAGAACTAAGAGCCCAGAACCAAGAATACCAGTAAATAAAGTGTTTAGCAGTCTCATCACCACTCTTTACTAATTCAGTGTGAATTGAGCGGGCTTCAGCTACATCTTTTGCAGAAAGATCATCTAATTTAGCCATTATAATATCTCCATCAATTAAATTCATCAAATTTTCACATTAAAAATTATAAATATTACGGAGGTATTTATGGTTAGATATATTTTTGCATGTTTTTTAATGATAACATCTGCCTCAGCTTCGGAGATGGTATTTAAATTCAATAATCCTTCGTTTTCGGGTGAAGGATGGTCTTCTCATGTTCTTACAATTGAGAACCAAGAGTATACTCGTAAGATGAAGATTTATGAAGATAAAAAAGCTGCAGAAGCAAAAGCTGCGGCAGATGCTAAAAATACTAATCTAGCTAAGTTTCTTAATAACTTAGAAAGTAGAATATACGCTACTATATCTCAAAAGGTTGCTGAGCAGTTATTTTCAGACCAAGGGTTGACAACTGGTACTTTTGATGTTGCTGGTTCAAATATATTCTGGGAATCTACTGCAGACGGTATTCATTTAATAATAACTGATTCAGGTGGATTGACAACAGATATAACTGTTCCTTTGGGAAGTCTTGCAATATGAAATACATTATAATTTTAGCATCTCTTTTATTAGTAGGGTGTAATTCTGTTCCTAAAGATTATAGAGACGAATTAAAAACAGAACAACCAACACCAATTTATAAGAAAAGACAAAACGATTTAGTTAATTTAATACCACCAGCAGGTGATCAGATACCAGTTGCTGTTTACAAGTTTGGTGATTTGACAGGACAAAGAAAACCTAATGATCGCTTTGCTGATCTCAGCACAGCAGTATCACAAGGTTCAGAAGTATTCATGATTAAGGCATTGCAAGATGCTGGAGGTGGGACTTGGTTTAAAGTTGTTGAGAGAGTCAACTTAGATAATCTAGTTAAAGAGAGACAACTTATAAAAAGTCAAAGAGAAGTATACGAAGGTAAAGAAGCAAAACCACTACAGCCTCTAATCGTTGCAGGTATTATGATTGAGGGTGGAGTGGTAGGATATGATAGTAATGTTTCATCTGGAGGGGCTGGTGCACGTTTATTAGGAATAGGTGCATCACAACAATACCGTAAAGATGAAGTGACCGTTGTATTGAGATTAGTTTCCATTAATACAGGTGAGATATTATTATCAACAGGAGTATCTAAGACTATTCTTAGCACAGGTACTAATGGAAATTTGTTAAAGTTTGTAGACCAGAATACTACTACAGTTGAGTTTGAGGCAGGTAACAATATTAATGAACCTACAACATATGCGGTTCGTATTGCTATTGAAGAAGCTGTAGTGCAGATGGTACGTGAAGGGATTAGAAAAAATTTATGGAAGTATAAACCAGAAGAGAGGTAAAAATGAAACTATTAGCAAGATTGGCAACTGCTTTGTCATTCTTGGTTATGTTTCAATATGCAAATGCTGCAAGTAATTTAATTATTGTTGATCAGATCGGTAGTAGTTCTACCATTGACTTAACACAAACCGGTCTAGGCAACAGCATTGGTGACACAACAAATCACGCGATAATAAATGGCAATTCAAACGCTATTACGATAGATCAAATAGGAAATAACAATACAGCCGCCTACTCTGTAGACGGTAACGGTAACACATTATCTCATACTTTTACTGGTAATTATAACCAGTTGAGCTTGCTTTGTGTTACTTGTTCTTCTATTACTATGACTGATGTAGTTAACGGTAATTCTAATATTATTAACCGTAACTTTGATACACAAGCTAGTACATCTACAATTGATATAAATTCAGATAACAACACAGTAACTATTAATAACGACTCTACTGCTATATCAGGTGCACAATCAGCAGTTGATATTTCAGGTGGAAATGGTAATACTGTTCAGATTAGACAAACTGGGGCTGCTGGTATGAACGGGCATAGTGCTTCATTAACAATTATGGGCGCAACAAATACAGTCAACATTGATCAAGGTGGTGGAGTTGATAGCAGCGTTACAGCGACTATTACTGGCTCTGGTAATACTATGCACATCAACAGCAATTACTAATGCTGCCGTTGGTACAGTAACAGAACAGTCTGGTCCTACTGAAATAAAAAGAAACAAGGAGGTAATACCTGCCGAGCTTAGCGCAAAGGTAGAGATGGATGATACTGTCACTACTGCTAATGCAAAGGCAGGTATAACCTTTGAGGATCAAACACAAGTTCATATTACCGAGCAAAGTAAGCTCGTAATAGATAATTTTGTTTACGATCCAAACAAAGGTGCAGGTAAACTTGCTGTTAAGATTGCATTAGGCACAGTAAAATATACATCAGGACAGATTGCAAAGAATGATCCACAACAAGTTAAAGTTGAGACACCGTCTGCTACAATTGGTGTCAGAGGTACCGATTTTACATCAACTGTTGACGAGATTGGTCGCAGTACTATTATTCTTTTACCTTCTTGCCCTGTCGGCTTCAGAGACATTGAAAAAGATTGCATCACAGGACAAATAGTTGTTATGACAGATGCAGGTGAGGTTTGGTTAACTAAACCTTTTCAGGCTACTGCAGTTGATACAAGAGGTAAACTACCAACTAAACCTGTGATATTAGAATTGAGTGAGAATCAAATCAACAATTTATTAATTGTAACACCGCCGAGAGAATTGAAAAAGAAGGATGAAGAAGTAACTATTACAAAGAACTTCTTGGATCAAGATTTCCTAAATGTAGACTTTCTTAAGTATGATGAATTAAATAAAGATTATCTCATTAATAGTAGATTAGATATAAACTTTTTAGATCAAGATTTTATGCTTAATGTATTAGATGCACAAAGTTCTCAATTTTTACAGAGTGAGTTAGAAGAATTTAATTCTATGCTTCCAAACTATAATAAGTATAATAAAGCAGCTGGACTTAAATTTTTTGTTGATGATGTTAATAATTTAGTTTTGTATAGAGAAGATCCTAATCATTATGCAGAATTAAACGTTCAGGATACACATACAGTTACATACAACTTAACACAAGATCAAATATCTATTAAACAAGTAGTTAATAATGCAGGATCAACCTCAATTACAATAAAGCAATCACTATGATAAAATATAAAACAGTTTTTATATCAGATATTCATCTTGGCACAAAGATGAGTCAAGCTGATCAAGTTTTAGAATTTATTAAAACATTTGAGTGTGAAAAGTTATATTTGGTTGGTGATATTATTGATGGGTGGGCTTTATATAAATCTTTTTATTGGCCACAAACTCATAATGATGTTATTCAGAAGTTGATGAGAATAGCTCGTAAGGGCACTGAAGTAATTTATATACCCGGTAATCATGATGAATTTTTAAGGAGTTTTGGTGATCACGAATTTGGTAATATAAAATTAATAGATAAAGATTATCATATAGGAGTAGATGGTAAGAAGTATCTTGTTATACACGGTGATCAATTTGATGTAGTTATAGAACATGCAAAATGGTTATCACATTTTGGATCATGGGCATATGATGTATCCATAGTGATAAATGTTTTTATTAATAGAATAAGAAATAAACTAAAATTTAAGCCGTGGTCTATTAGTTCTTGGCTTAAATATAAAGTCAAGAAAGCAGTAAATTTTATAGGTGATTATGAAAACACTCTCTGCAATTATGCAAAATCTGTTGGGTGTGATGGTATTGTTTGTGGGCATATTCATCATCCTAATAGACGAGATATTATGGGAGTTACGTATCTTAATTGTGGGGATTGGGTCGAAACTTGCTCAGCGATTGTCGAGCATATGGACGGAACTATGGAAGTAATCCTATGGAAAAAATAATTAGTCTTGTATTACTATTAATTGCTACACCTTGTTATGCAGGAAGTAATATCTTAAATTTAACTGGTAGTTATAATACAATAACAACTACACAAATAGGTGATCCCTCAATCAATTTCTCTGCAACTAACCTAAATAACAGCAGTGTTACTTTTGATCAGGAAGGTGGTGGAGACCATAGTGCTAATATAGAGCTCTATGGTAATTTTAATAACTACAACATTTCAGTGACTCAAAATAGTGCTATAAGTCAGTCATTTAGTATTCAACAATATTGCGGTATATCATCTTGTAACCCTTCTCCATTGATAGTGAACCAAATACAATGAAAAATTTTCTCATTTCTTTACTTGTTCTAGTTGCTCTTATAGCAATCAAAGTATCTAATCCGTATCTTACTCAGGTATTAGAACTCAAGTCTATTGATACTTTATTAAGAAGTAAAGAAGTAACAACAAATGAAGATATAGTAATTGTAGATGTATCTGATAAGACTCTTGAAAAGTTAGGCCAATGGCCTATTGATCGTAAAGAGTTTGCCAATATTATTGATAAATTAAGATCATATGAAGTTGGCACTATAGTGTTTCCCATTCTATTTTCTGAACCCGATAGGAGTGGACATGACAATGAATTTGCAGACGCTATTGGAACAGGCGGTATCGTACTTGCTCAAGTTCCTACCAACCAAACCGAAAAACCTGATGCAGCAAGAAGGGGATTTTCTGCAATTGGTTCTGACCCTCTCCCCTATACTTATAGCTGGCCTGGTGCTGTTGCTCCGTTAAAGCAATTTGCAGATAAGGCCGCAGGTGTTGGTGTCATTGCTTCTACACCTGAAGTAGACGGCGTTGTTCGTCGTATGCCAATGGTAGTAAGTATTGGTGATAAACTCTACCCATCATTACCTCTAGAAATTATTAGGACGTTGACAGGTGATCCATCCTTCCAAATTAAAACAGGTGACGCAGGAATTGAAGCGGTTAGAATCCCTCAATTTAATACTGTTAACACTGATGCTCATGCTCGTATCTGGATTGACCCTTCTTCTCGTTTTAAACATATAGACTTCCTAGACGTCAAGGCAGAAGATGTAACAGGTAAATTAGTAATCATTGGTGTATCTGCATCTGGTGTTTCTACAGTAATTGCAACACCTCATGGTGAAAAATTTGCACATGATGTACAAGCACAAGCATTGCTTTCTGTATTTGCAGGAACAACACCTGAACGTCTTGCAATAGCACCTACAGTAGAACTTCTTGCATTTGCATTGATTGGATTGTTTATAATCTTAGCAATTCCAAGATTTCCTGTTATGTGGACTATTCCTTGGTATATTGTAAAGTTTGGTGCTATTGGTTATACACAATACTGGTTGTTTACTAATTACAATCAATTGTGGGATGCATCTTATATTATAGTTGCAGGATCTATACTTTATTTTATGATTGTTGCTCAGAAGATGATATCTGAGTATCTACAGAAGTTACAAATAAAGAAGCAATTTGGAACTTATCTTTCACCAGCTATGGTTGAGAAGTTGCAGAAGAATCCAGAACTTCTACAACTAGGAGGAGAGACACGTGAGCTTTCAATCATGTTTACTGACGTTCGTGGGTTCACTTCAATTTCTGAACATTATGGCGCTGACGTCCAAGGTCTCACGAAAATAATGAATCGTTATATGACTGCAATGACTGCTTCTATCCTAGAAGCAAATGGAACACTTGACAAGTACATTGGTGATGCTCAGATGGCATTTTGGAATGCACCTCTTGATGATCCTAATCATGCAAGACATGCTGTCGATGCTGCTGTCAAGATGTTAGGCAAATTAAAGGACTTCAATGATGAGATTGCAAAAGAAGGTGTACCACCGTTTGGGATGGGGCTTGGTATCAATACTGGCAGTGTCGTTGTTGGTAATATGGGTTCTACACAGCGTTTTGATTATACCTGCCTGGGAGATAATGTCAACCTGGCCTCGAGACTAGAAGGCCAATCTAAGAACTACGGTGTTTATATTATACTTGGACCAGCAACAGCCGCTGCTGTGAAAGGCTCATATAATGTTATCGAATTAGATTGTATAGCCGTTAAAGGTAAAAAAGAAGGTGTGAAGATCTTTACAATTATTGATAGTGCAGATTGGGCTAACAGTCATGAAAAAAATCATATTAGATTCTTATCATTCTATTATGAGGGTGATTGGGGCAGAGCGAGAACTTATGCTAAAGAATCTAAGAAGCTATTTAATGGAAAACTCGAGCACTATTATGACATGATGCTCGAGCGTATGGAAGATGGACCACCGAAAGGTTTTGATGGTGTTTATAGAGCTACTAGTAAGTAATTACTCAGTAGCACCTTGATCATCTGGGCGAATAGGGTCAACAAATATATTACCAACACACGCACATTTTGGTTCCAGGAGACCTACTTCTACAACATCATCCCCACCTGAACCTTCTCCATCTCCAGGATTATCATCAATAATTACTTCTGGCAGTGATCCTTCAAAGTATTCATCTACAGATGGAAACTCATCTGATGATTCTAATTTATTTGTAGGTTTACCTTTTTTAATATCTTTGTGAACAGGATGTGATTTTTCAACCTGCATAGCTACTACATTATTAAACATAATATTGTTAATTGCAGTACCTGGAGTAAGAGGTAATATATTGCCAGCAATTGCAGTAGATGCAAATAGTAGAGTTCCTAAAATAATAAATTTTCTCATTAGTCTCTCCTTTTTACTGATGATTTACTCATCTCTTCATCAATTTTTTTAACATCAGCTTTACTGTAATCTGCTTTTTGTTTTAGTACTACAGTCATCTTTAATTTTTGATTAAGTCTAATAAGATCATTGTCTAATCTTCTTACTCTATCAATCAATCCAATAAGTGTTTTGTTTGCATCTGCAATAACAGGACTTACTTGAGTGGTCGTCCACATCCAGATAAAGTAAATAAAATACCCCATACCACCAGCGGCGATGATAGGAAAGCCATATTTATTGACTAATTCTCCTATGTCCATATCCATTTGTAAACACTTCCACTTCTTTTAAAAATTTTGTTTGTAATAATAATCTTCTTTTACTTGCATCATAAACAGAATAATAACGTCTGTCATTAATCTTAGAAACTCTCACCTCAATTACGAAGTTCGTCTTCTGATTCTCCACCATCTTCCGTTCTTACTAATGTTCTCATATCGTTAGATCTTGAACTTATTTCTGGGTCAGTTGGAACATCAATGATCTGAGACAGAAGTTTATCTGTTTTCACAATCTCATTATTAATAACTCTTACACGTGCATCTAGACCAGAAATAATTGCTTCTAATCCTTTAATAGATTTAATAACAGTACCTAAGATAAATTGCATCATCTTAAATACAAAGTATCCTGCTGCACCTGCTGCTGCAATCGGAAAGCCCACATCGGCTAATAATTTAACAAAAAATTCCATATCAGTGTCTCAAATAAAATAAAATACCCATACCGATTGCAAAAAGAACAACTATACCAATTAGAGATGCAAGTATTATTTGTTTAGTATTTTCTGCATCAATCTGTCTATTACGTTCTTCTAATGCCGCTCTTTCTTTTGCCTTTCTATAAGCCTCCTTTTGTGCAGGAGACATCATAGCCATTCTTTTTCTCTCTTGTTCATCAGCAAGTTCTCTCATAGCCTGCTGACGAAGTAAATTGTTATTCTTAGCAATCTCATTATTTATTTTGACAATTTCATTACGTGCTTTGATAGCTTGATTCTTGGCTTTCACCTTTCTCAAATCATCTGATATTCCAAACACGGAGTCAGTAATTACTTCACCCCATTGCTTACCTATATTTGCTGCTTCTTTTGGATCTGTAGGTATCATAATATCCTCATCTGGTATCTAGAACTATATACTTTCCGTTTTGACAAGTTAATCTTATCCTGATAGTAGGATCTGATTTACTCACCGCTTCCACCCACGCATTGTAAATAGACTGCTTCGACCAGTCGGACTTTACGTCCCATCTGGGGTAATTGTACTCCTTCACATTATGTTGCCAATACACTAATCGCCAATAACATTGAGACCACTCCATATCAAACGTCTGTGGGACGTCGATTTTATACTCCTTTTTAGAGGGGGTAATAAAAAAATTTATGTCAGCTATTCGTTTTCCGGTGCATTATTAAGAGAAACATATTATATATATTTATGTGAATGCCTTATGGATTCACATTTACATTAACCTTGCTTAACAGGAGGACACATATGACTAATTTAGCAAGACTTTTTGATTTGCCAAATTTCGACCGTTATTTCGTTGGTTTTGAACCAATGATCAAGAGATTCGAAGAAGCAAACGAAACTCTCTCAAAAGTAATCCCAAACTATCCACCATATAATATTGCCAAAGTTGACGACAATAAGTACGTCATCGAAATGGCAGTTGCTGGTTTTGGTAAGCATCAACTTGATATGACTTTCCAGGATGGTTCACTAATTATTTCCGGCAACTCAGCAATTGGAAGCGAAGATACTAATGTAGATTATCTTCACAAGGGTATTGCTGATCGTGCATTCACTCGTAAGTTCTCTCTCGCAGACACTGTGGAAATTAAGAATGCTGAACTAGTAAACGGCATGCTTAAGATTTGGCTCGAGAACATCATTCCTGATTCAAAGAAGCCTAAGAAGATTGATATTACTGATACTGCCACTGAGAGCAAAGTCGCTGACACAAAGCAACTTCTAACAGAAGAAAATAAGAAAGTAAAGTAATATGACAAAGTTAGGTAAAAAAATATCTCGTTGGCTTACACGCCAAGCGAGAATGAGAAAAACTGTTCGTGAACTAAGTGCACTTTCAGATAAAGATCTTGCGGATATTGGTATACATAGATCCAATATCTATGATGTAGTAAGATCCCACCTATGATTGATGCTGTAACACTTTTAGTGACGGCTGTTGTTGGTCACTTGTTCTTCAAACATACATAAGGGGAACACCATGTGGCCATATACAGTAGACGAACTAGTCTTCATCAACACAGGAGCAAAGTGATGGAAGAACTTAATACTTTTATAGACACTGTTCAGAGTGCAAAAAAAGCTGTAGTCAAGTCAGTAGTAACTAATCCAGTTATTGCAGAAAGTCTTAATGGTTTCGTAGATGCTCAGACTGCATATACAAAAGAAGCTGTCAAGGCAACAGTAAGTGCAGTTGGTGTCATTGCTAGTGAACTTGCAAAGATTAATGAACAGCTTTGGAATGGTAAGGCGTTTAAAGCTATGCAGTCAAAGATGAGTGACGATCTTTATTCATCTTTCTGGAGAGAAGCTTTCAAACACTACAACCCATCATATAAGTAACACTGAGGGGGCTTCGGCCCCCTTTTTTATTGTTGATTTATTTCTGTTTCTGTTCTATATTATAGATTGAGCTGGAATCAATACATTATGCAATTTTACACAAACGTTACCCTTATTCGTAATGACATTTACCTTCGTGGCTATGAAAATGGTCAACGAGTACAACAAGTCATACCTTATAAACCCTACTTGTTTGTACATTCAAGAGGTTCAACAGCTACACAATATCGTAATCTAAAAGGTAAACCTGTAGATAGAATCGATTTTGATTCTATTTCAGAAGCTCGTGATTTTGTCAAGAGATATGGCGAAGTTGAAGGTTTTGAGATCTACGGAACAACTAATTATATCTGCCCTTTTATCAATGATTATTATCCTGACAGAATTGACTATGATCCTAAATTAATTTCAGTAGTTAATATCGATATCGAAGTTGCGGCAGATCAGGGATTTCCTGACATTGCTAATGCTGATAAACCCATTACAGCTATTACAATGAAGAAAGACGATATGTTTATTGTCTTGGGTTGTGGTGAGTTTGTTACTGATGATCCTAAAGTAAAATACCTTAAATGTAAAGATGAAACTGAACTTCTTCTTAAGTTCTTAGATGTGTGGCGTTCAAAATCTTTTGCGCCAGATGTGGTTACAGGATGGAACGTTGAATTCTTTGATATTCCTTATATTGTAAATCGTATTAGACGTATTCTTGGTGAATCAATGTCTAAAAAGATTTCACCTTATGATATTATTCAGGAACGTGAGGTAACTGTTGGGACACGCGAAGCTCAAAAAACATACATTCCTGCAGGTATTGCTATCCTAGACTATATGCAATTGTATAAGAAGTTTTCTTTTACAATGCAAGAATCTTATTCTTTAAATCATATTGCCAATGCTGAACTTGGCGAAAAGAAAATGGATTACTCAGAATATGATTCATTGTTTGATCTTTATAAAAAGAATTATCAATTATTCATTGAGTATAATATTCGAGATGTTGATCTTGTTGCTAGACTAGATGATAAGCTTAAATTCATTGAGCAAGTATTTGCTCTGGCCTATGACGGTAAAGTTAACTATCAAGAAACATTTACTACTGTGCGTATGTGGGATACTATTATTCATAACAATCTTATTGCCAAGAATATAGTTGTTCCTCAGATGAAAGTAGGTAATAAAGAAGAGAAGATTGTTGGCGGATATGTAAAAGATCCACAAACCGGTATGCATAAATGGGTTGTTTCTTTTGACTTGAACTCTCTTTATCCTCATATCATTATGCAGTATAATATTTCACCTGAAACATTTGTTGGACGCATTCCTTACATTGAGGGTGAAGATGGTGTAGGAAAGATCCTTGATGGTGCTTTCAGTGATCCTTCTATTCGCAATCAGTTGGAATCTCAAAATCTTTCCATCACTGGCAACGGATGTATGTTTGACAAAGACCAGGTAGGATTCCTTGCCGAATTGATGGATAGATTTTATAAAGAACGTTCAACCTATAAAAAGAAAATGATTGAAGCTGAGAAAGCTTATGAATTAGATAAGTCTGAAGAAAATAAAAAAGCAATTGCACAAAATCATAATATGCAGATAGCTAGAAAGTATCAGCTTAACTCTGTTTACGGTGCTCTGTCAAACGAATACTTCAGATGGTATGATGATAAGTTGGCAGAGGCTATTACATTATCAGGTCAATTAGCAACACGCTGGATTGAACGTGAAATGAATAAGTATTTAAATAAATTATTGAAGACAAAGGATGAAGACTATGTCATTGCCTGTGATACGGATTCTATGTATATTACGCTTGACAAGTTGGTCTCTCACATTGCTTCTGATAAATTATCAACTAGAGACACAGTCGAGATCGTTGATAAATTCTGTCAAGATAAACTTGAACCTTATATTGATGAATGTTTTGAACGCCTTAGCAGATATGTTAATGCCTACTCACAAAAAATGAAAATGAAGCGTGAGGCTATTGCAGATAAAGCTATCTGGACAGCCAAGAAACGTTACATTATGAATGTGTGGAACAACGAGGGTGTATCTTACAATGAACCTAAGTTAAAGATCAAGGGCATTGAGGCTGTCAGATCTTCAACACCTTCTTCATGCCGTGATAATATTAAAAAATGTATTAAAATCATTATGAATGAGTCTGAAGAAGCTACAATTGAATTTATTCAGAAATTCCGTAAAGATTTTGCAACTCTACCTTTTGAAGATATCGCCTTCCCAAGAGGATGTAAAAATATGGGCGAATACACCGATCATAATAGCATATACAAAAAAGGTACGCCTATTCATGTAAGAGGAGCTCTGCTTCATAACTGGGTACTCAAACAAAAGAAATTAAATACCCGCTTTCCTTTAATTCAGGATGGTGATAAAATTAAATTTTGTTATATGAAGCTTCCTAATCCTGTCAGAGAAAATGTCTTTGCATGTCCTGGAACATTACCTAGACAATTAGGTATGGAACAATACATAGATTATGATACTCAATTTGAAAAAGCTTTTGTTGAACCTATTAAGACCATTCTTGATGCAATCGGATGGCAGGTTGAAAAAAGAGCTACATTAGAAGATTTTTTTGTATAAGGGAATAAAATGTCAAAAAATTATTTAGACGTAGATACCGATTTTGATTTTGGTTTTGACTTTAGTGATGACTTGACAGATGCTGTAAATGAGAAGGAACAGCAAGCAGCTATTGCTCAGACAAAAGCAGAGACAATGTATAAGATGATTATGCCTCTTCTTAATAATCTTAAGAAGAATCCAGACAAACCGAATATTGTTTGGCCAGACCGCGAAAAAAAGATTGATGAATTTATTAAAAAGCTTGATAATGTTCTTAAATCATAATTGAACAAGGATATATTATGTCGTTAATTAACCGTCTCATTAAAAATTCTACTATTCAAGAAACATCTATTCTTACCGACTCCAGGGTTTATGGTAAGAAGGATATGATTACTACTAACGTTCCAATGGTGAACGTTGCACTATCAGGTAGTGTAGATGGAGGTCTTACGCCAGGACTTACAGTATTGGCTGGTCCATCTAAACATTTTAAGTCTGCCTTTTCTCTCCTTATGGCATCGGCTTATATGAAACAGTATGCTGATAGTGTTCTTTTATTCTATGATTCAGAGTTTGGTACTCCGCAAGGATATTTTGAATCATTTGGTATTGATATGGATCGTGTCATTCATACGCCTATCACTGATATTGAACAACTTAAGTTTGATATTATGAAGCAGATGAATGAAATTGGTCGTAATGATAAGGTTGTGATTGTTATTGACTCTGTTGGTAACCTTGCTTCTAAGAAAGAAGTAGAAGATACTATGAACGAGAAGTCAGTTGCAGATATGTCTCGTGCTAAGTCATTGAAGTCACTCTTTCGTATGGTAACCCCCCATCTCACTCTTAAGGACATTCCTTTGATTGTTGTTAATCATACCTATATGGAAATTGGAATGTTCCCTAAGGCTATTGTTGGCGGTGGTACAGGTATCTATTACTCAGCAGATACAATTTGGATTCTTGGTCGTCAACAAGATAAAGACTCAGATGGTATTGCTGGCTATCACTTCATCATCAATGTAGAGAAGTCACGTTATGTTAAAGAAAAGTCAAAGATTCCTATCACAGTTAGCTATGAAGGCGGGATTAAAAAGTGGTCCGGATTACTTGATTTGGCTATTGAGGGTGGCTATGTTGTTAAGCCTTCTAATGGTTGGTATCAATTGGTTGACCGGGCTACAGGTGAAGTAGTTGGCAACAAGATGCGTGCTGCTGATATTGAAGATAATGGCACAGTGTGGAAAGAAGTCTTTTCCAAGACCGACTTCGCCAATTTCATTAAGAGCAAATACACTCTTGTTGGTGGTTCATTGATTCAACAAGATTCAGACGAAGTTGACGATGACGAATAATGAGAAGATGGAGAGACGTATAGAACGTCTCATGCTTCCAATAGAAACACAGATCATGATGTGTGATGATCAAAATGATCTGTTGTTACTAGCTGTTGGTATGCTTCGCAAAACAATTCTTATATTTGAAAATCAATATCAGAAAGAAGGTAGAAAAGCTGTTATTGAAAGTTTTAATAAATGAGTGATGATTTTTATTCATTAGAAGATATTCTTAAAGAAGTATCTGATATACACAAACTAGCAGTTACTCAATGGGTATTCAAACATATTGTTGATCATGCCAAAGAAGGCGGCTCGTATCGCTATTTAATTTATGATCGTCTTGGGTTTGGACCCGAGGCATATGCTCCTTTATGCAGTGATGGACTAACTATTTCCAATGAATTTGATTTAAACATTATGGATGAGATTAGAAAAGTCATCAAAGAATATCAATATGCAGAATATAAACATTTGAAACCACTATTAAATATGTGTGATGAACCAGACTGCTGGGAAGAAGCTACTTGTGGGTGGTCTTCAGAAGAAGAATATCGTCGTACATGTTATGAGCACATGAAAAAGAATGATTGAAAAAACAATACTATCACATTTAGTTTATAATGAAGCATTTGCAAGAAAGGTTCTACCTTTTCTTAAGGATGAATATTTTCAAAATCAACCCGATAAGGTTGTATATAAATTAATTTCTGATTATGTACAAAAGTATAACAACACTCCTACCAAGGAAGTGTTGTTTCTTGAGTTGAATAATAGAGAAGGTCTTTCTGAAACTACGTTTAAAGATTCTAAACGTACTATTGAAGATCTACAGACAGATAATACAGATATACAATGGTTGTTAGATAGTACAGAAAAGTTCTGTCAAGATAAGGCTATTTACAATGCAATTATGGCGTCGATTAAAATCCTCGATGATAAGTCCGGAGCTTCAAGCACTGGCTCCATACCCACTCTTCTCAGCGATGCTCTTGGGGTGTCTTTTGATGTTAGCGTGGGTCATGACTATTTTCTTAATAGCGATAATCGATATGATTTCTATCATCGCAGGGAAGAACATATTCCCTTCGACTTGGAATTCTTTAACAAGATTACGAAAGGCGGCTTGGTCCGCAAGACTCTCAATATCGCTTTGGCCGGCACTGGTGTTGGTAAGTCTTTGTTTATGTGTCATTGTGCTTCTCACAATTTAGTGAGTGGTAGGAATGTTCTCTATATAACAATGGAAATGTCAGAAGAGAAGATTGCAGAACGTATTGATGCCAATCTTCTCAACGTAACTGTAGACGAACTTGGTGTCATGCCAAAAGACGTATATGATAAAAAGATTGGTAGAGTAAAAGAAAAGACAGTTGGTAAGCTAATTATTAAAGAGTATCCTACAGCATCTGCAGGATCAGCTAACTTCAGGCATTTGATCAATGAACTTAGAATTAAGCGCAATTTTATACCCGATGTCATCTATATTGACTATCTTAATATATGTAGTAGTAGCAGAATACGTTCTGGTTCTAATGTTAACTCGTACACATACATCAAGGCTATTGCTGAGGAATTACGTGGTCTTGCCGTTGAGTTTAATGTGCCTATTGTATCTGCTACACAGACTACCAGAGGCGGTTATGGCAATTCCGATGTTGAACTTACAGATACTGCTGAGTCCTTTGGTCTACCTGCTACTGCGGATTTAATGTTTGCTTTAGTAAGTACTGAAGAGTTAGAAAGACTTAATCAGATTATGGTTAAACAATTGAAGAATCGTTACAATGATCCTACCATGAATAAAAAATTTGTTGTAGGCATTGATAGAGCAAAAATGAAATTGTTTAATACCGAACAATCAGCACAAGATAATCTTATTGATGATACACCAGTATTCAACAGAACAAAAGCTGGTCAAACATTGGATAACGATAAAAAATCTCGTTTCAGTGAGTTACTGGTATGATGGATGAAGATGAAGAATATGCTGAATGGGTAGCAGATGTTATTCTATCCTATTTTGCTTCTCAATTACAATCAGGCCGATCAGTAATATACGAATCTGAGATATGGCAACTTCTTGGCCAAGAATTACCAGAAGGTCAGGAAAATCGAATGTTTAGGCTCAAAGAATATACAGGTGACCCTATATTAGAGGTTTCTAATGAAAATGTCATAGATTTTACAAAATATAAAAGATCTTTACATTAGCAGGTTTTTTATATAAGATTTTGCTAATATATGAAAATATATTTTATATTTTAGCATAAAAACCTAATAAAATCAACTATATTTTATCAAAAATTCTGTAATGATTTCAATAGGTTAGCCACCCCGGCCTAACTCGTTGATTTCATTACAGAATTTTTTTTTGAAAAAACCGCGTGCCATTATTTAAAAAATAGGGTATATTATTAATATAATGAAGAGACAAACAAATGGGCCAAGTCAATAAAAAACGGGTTGCATTTATTTAAATCTTCGTTATAATAAGAAATGTCATTGAAACAAACAAAGGAGAAATGTTCATGGCTGGTAAGATTGCAATGGTTGCTGAATTGATCAAGTCTAATCCTAACATGGTTAAGAAGGATTTGGTTGCTTTGGTTGTGAAGGAGCTTAATGTTCCTAAGCAGAATGCTTATGTCTATATCTTTAATGCTAATAAGAAGCTTGCTAAGGGAGATGTTCCTAAGGCAGTAAAGGCTTCGAAGCTTAAGACCAAGGAAGTATCTGTTACTAAGATGCTTAAGGACGTAGGTATCAAGGCTTCAAATCTTGACACCATGAAAAAGGTATCTCGGGCTCAACAAGAAGAAGCTCGTCTTGCAAAGCGTGCAGAAATGCTTGCAGAGACTGATGAGCTCTTGGCTGATGCTCAGGGCTTTGCTAAGAATTATGTTGAAAATATTCTTGGCGACAAGCGCGTTCACGGCGCAGAATAAAAAATATAAAATAGGGGGCCTCTGCGCCCCCTATATATTCTCATGAACACAACTGTAATTGCACACTTCTATAATGAAGAATATTTGTTACCCTGGTGGTTGAAACATCACCAGAAGCTGTTTGAAAATGGAATATTGATTGACTATAATTCTACAGATAGGTCTGTAGAAATTATTAACGATTTGGCACCTAATTGGAAAGTTGTAAATTCAAAAAATACAATGTTTGGTGCAGCAGATGCTGATAAAGAAGTTATGGAATATGAAGCTTCGATTGAGGGTTATAAAATGTCTCTCAATATAACTGAATTCTTTTTTCCATATTGTTCAATTGAACATCTAGATCGGGAGATAGAAGAAATCGTTAAAAATGTTAATAATATTCCAACACAATATCATAGTGGTGTTAGAACATATGGTGTCATGATGATTGATAATGACCCATCTGTTATTCCTTCATATAATGATTCTTTAATTAAACAGAAACATCACGGTGCAATTAGCGGTTATGATGCGTTTGATGATGGTATGAAAGCTTTACAGCCAGATTATTTTAAAATCTATGGTAGGTTCATTCATAAAGAAGTGAATGGTAATTATCATGCAGGAAGACATTATTCTGGTAACAATTTTCAAAATAAATTTGATATTTTTACTTTAAAATACAAATTTGCACCCTGGAATGAAACAACTATTAAAAGAATGCAACAATTTAAAGATAAAATTCCTTCTGGTGATTTGGCAACAAATGCGGGTTCACAACATACTCAATCTGAAGAAGAATATTTAAATCGTTATAAACATGCTTTTCAATACGTATCTGATTTGACACTTGATAAAAATTTTTCAAGATGTTATGATTACTGCATGAGTTTGTAACATATATAATACATGACACAATGTCATGCAACTATTAAGGATTATTAATGCTCTCTCTATCGTGTTCGAAACACACATATCGCCTTCCTAGTAACGGACAGATTGCTCCGATGGCTGGCGTATGGTCAGAAGATAGGGAGCGCTCAACGTAAGCCAATAGGTATAATCTGGTAAACGTTGGGCGGCCTAGGAAACTAGAGCCGCTTTTTTAATGATCTTTTTTAGTTGCTTTATATTATAAAGTGTAGTATATTAATAATCGATGCTGTTACGAGTGTATAATAACAGCCCCTGACTAGTACTAAGGTCAAATGGCCGATAGGTGGTTTCAGCAGGGTAGAAGGACAACGTAAGTTGTCTCTTCATGGGTACATCAGAGCCCGAAGCGTGCGCGCATTACTATACGTAGAGGTAGGCTTCCCAGAATCGGTAATCAGCTGTAATAACGAGTGGTATTGGAAGTTAGATAGCTGGTGTATCCTTGTAGAGACAAAAAGTTTTTCGTGGTAGCTCAACGGTAGAGCTCTCGACTGTTAATCGAGCGGTTGTAGGTTCGAATCCTACCCACGGAGCCAATATTGGAAAGGTGTCCGAGTGGTTTATGGATCTGGTCTTGAAAACCAGCGTGGGTGCAAGCTCACCGTGAGTTCGAATCTCACCCTTTCCGCCAATATTGTAGGGGTTGGAATCCCTATTAATCCCTCACTAATCGCTGTGTAATTGAGTGAGGATATAGCTAGTGGACGGCTGAGGTTCCATCTACACAGACGTCTTAAGTCCTGAACCTGTCGACACGTTTGAAGATCGACTGCTGGGAATGAGTAACCCAGCTACGAATTGAGCTAGAGGGATTGTAGGTAGACCTGTAATATATCCGCCGATGCGAATAGGGACTGGGTTGCAACCTTCATTTTATTTCTAGATGGGTACACTGACGTCGAGGTTCGATTCCTCGTTAGCGTAGGGAAAGCGTCTGGCTAGCATAGGCAGGTGTATCCTTCTAGTAATAATTGAGTTGCTGGATTACTATAGAAGCGGTGTCCATGGTCTGCTTCTTGTGTTTACCAGTAGAGGGTCACCTGTCCACCTCTATAGAAACGGGGGCAAAATTTTGAGTGGGCTGCAGAGACGGTGGACTGCACCAGACTGTAAATCTGGTCTCTATGAGCGTTGTAGGTTCGAATCCTTCCCCACTCACCATTAAAGCAGACCCACTCGGGCCTCCTGCTCGAAATACTCTGCTTCCGCTATAGACGAAACGTGGGATGGGCTGTCTATACGGGGTTTGATAGTTTTCCTGACACAAGAAAAACTATCGCTAATTTAGGATAGTATTCCTATAAAAATAAGGGTTGATTTAATTATCTACCTGTCCTATTATAATAAAGTAAGTGAGCGAAACACATATCGTGTTTCATAATTTTTAACATGGAGTAATATAATATGACTAATACAACACGCATCCTCGAAGCCTTCCAAGCTGGTGAAGAATTGACTGGTAAGCAGATCTCTGCTCGCTTTGGTATTGCTAACGCTCGTTCAGCAATCCACACTCTTCGTTCAGAAGGTTTCCCTATCTATCTTAACAAGCACACTGACTCAAAGGGTCGTGTAACCAACAAGTATCGTCTTGGCAAGGCATCACGTAAGGTTGTTGCCGCTGGTTATGCAGCTCTTGGTGCAGAAGCTTTTGCTTAATAGCTAAGTCACCTTTATGGTTCATTAAAGGGGGGCTTAGTGCTCCCCTTTTTTGTTTCTGTATAGGTACATCAGGACTGACTCTTTGAGACTCCTTAAGGTGAGAGATATGATGTATCTTTATAGAAACAAATGGATCCATAGCTCAATAGGTAGAGCAAGCGGCTTTTAACCGAAAGGTTTCCGGTTCGAGTCCGGATGGATCTACCATTAAAGTTTATCTGCCTGTAGCGCAGTCTGGTAGCGCACTTGATTTGGAGTCAAGGGGTCGTAGGTTCGAGTCCTACTAGGCAGACCAAATTGCTTCCATAGCTCAACTGAATAGAGCGCCGCGCTACGGACGCGGAGGTTAGGGGTTTGACTCCTCTTGGGAGCTCCATGCTGCTATGGTGAAGGTGGTCCTCACGCTAGTCTGAAGAACTAGAGAACTCTGATCGTAACAGAGTGGCAGCACCATGTTTATGCCGTCTTAGTGTAGTGGTAGTCACGTCAGATTGTGGCTCTGAAAGATCCAGTTCAATTCTGGGAGACGGTACCATTGCAAGTAGGTCGGCAAGGTGTCGAGGAGTCCTCATAAGGCTTTTAAGGTTGGTTCGACTCCAACTATTTGCACCATTGGCGCATAGCTCAGAGGTAGAGCATTCCCCTGATAAGGGAAAGGTGGAAGGATCGTTACCTTCTGCGCCAACCATTTTCTTGGGGAATATTTTAATCGGTAGAAAAGCGGACTTTGACTCCGTTAGTATTGGTTCGAGTCCAGTTTCCCCAGCCAATTGCTCCCTTCGTCTAGCGGCCAAGGATAACACCCTTTCACGGTGAAGATCAGGGGTTCGAATCCCCTAGGGAGCACCAATAATAAAAAAGCTCTCACCTTTCGATGAGAGCTTTAATAATAAAAATTACGAAACTATTATCTACTCTTCCAAATACTATGCAATACCCAGATAGCGACTAAACCGACAAGTCCTTCTGAGCCTAGTGATTTAACAATTGATGTTACGTTTGCAATAACATCTACGTTAGGTAGAAATGGGATAGCAACACCCTTGAACAATACGCCTACAACAATCATAAGCGCAAGAACTGATACTGCCACATCGGCAAGAGCACCTGCCCATGTTTTAATAGTCTTTAGAATATCCATTTTGGATCCTCCATACAGCTCAACATCGAGCCAGTATTATTTATAGCCCATGGTTTTTCAATTCATAAATAACATAGATCCGCAAAAAGAGGTATGTTATGGTTGATGCAGTTAAGATAAATGTTAAATCCTTTGATGAAACAACACATACTTTAGTTGTTCAATTTAGTGCTCAAGAAGGCACTGGTTATTATGAAACATCTGATTTTGCTTTCCAAACCTACAATTTCAAATCATCTAATTTAGATGATATTGTTAAAGAGTTAGGTACAATAGGTAAAGCTTACATTGAACAAGAAAAACAAAAACAAATTTTATTAAATGATCAAGATTTAATTTCTAAATTGAAAGAATTGAAAGACATAGAAGTTGATACAAAAGATATTAATCCTCCTATGCCTGTAAATAATGAAAATATTATTGATAATCTTGAGGTCGAAATATGAAATTAATTAGTTCTATTGTTGTTTGTAAAGGTTTTGCATTATGTAGAGGTCATATTACCTCTAATGATTGGTTCGAATTTGGCCCTCTTGAATCTTCTACAGATACAAAATATAGCCAAATCTTTACTCTACTTGAAGGTGGAGGAAGATTATTTGATTCAGCTAATAATGAATTAGGTGAATCAAATACAACTGGTACATGGGATCTAAGAACATTATATGGCAAATCTTATAAGTTTGTTGCTGGTCCACACGGTGCTACCTGGTCTTGTATTAATCCTATACCTGCTGATAAATTTTTTGACTTTGAAGTTAAAAAAGAAGGTGAATTTGTTTATGAAGGTAATGATAAAGAACAAATTATTTTTTGCCTAAGAGGTAATATTACTGTAAATGACAAGTCTCTTGAACAATTTAAATATGTTAGAGTGCTGAACGGGAAGACTGCTAATCTTACTATTCCAAAAGATTCCGAAGCCCTTTACATGACAAGATAAAAAATGCCTACTAATAATAATAAACCATCAGCAAATACACCTGATCCACCAGATCCAATTTCTATTAATGATGTTAAAAGGGTGTTCGGTAAAGGTCAAGATATAATTAAAAATGATGATCTTAACGATTTTCATGGTATAGGTTACTGGGATACTTTTTACCCTTATAAAAAAGGTAAATTTGAGGTTACTCTAGATACCCAATTATCTCTTCAAGATTTTTATAGTAAATCTAGTGTTGATCCTGTAATACCTGGTAAATTAGAAGATTATACACCCGGTGGTCCTAAGTCTGTAACAATACCCCCTTTTAGAAGTTTTGTTGTTATTGATTTATGGGGAGCAGGTGGAGGTGGAGGTGCAGGTGATCATGATGGAACTCCTTCACCTGGCGGTACAGGCGGTGCATCATCTTTTTCAACTACAGTAGGCGCTAGTTCATTTACTGTTACCTCTAATGGAGGAGCAGGAGCCACTGGTGGTTATAGATATGGTAATCAAAGTGGTTCTGGTGGGGGTGGGGGGACTTATTCTGGTTCTGGTACAGTTGTAGGAACATTTAAAGCTAGAGTAAACGGCAATTCCGGTGCTGGTGGTGATGCCGGTGAAGGCC